ATTTTTTTTTACCTTCAACATCTAGCATTTGAATAGTCACTGTTTTACTAAATGTATAAGGTATAAGATATTGAACATTTTTTATTTTATATCCTGTTCCACTTTTTAATGCTTCTATTTTCTTTTCAAGCTGTTCTAATAAGTTTGGATATCTTTTATAAAAATCTGTTTTTTCTTTTTTCAACCTTTCTAAACGTTGCAGTGCTTCCTGTCTTTTCTTTTCCATTATTAACTCCTGAACATAATAAAAGGACCTATAAAAGGCCCTCTTTTTTAATTTTAGGTGCGCAATATTTTTAAATTGCGAATTAATTCATTTTTGCAATAAAAAAAGAACTATTCAGTTATTAGTTCTTCGCAACCACTTTCTATAAGTATTTGTTTAACTTGCTCTTTAAGTTTTGCAGGTACTTTTGCATATGTTAATTTACCTTGCATTATTCTATAAGCTAAAAATTCTGCCATATCATTCACCTCCTCCCAAAGTCATCATTATTAATTCCTCAATCGCTTGTGCTTGTCTTTCTTGTTCTTCTTGAATCAAGTCTAGTTGAGTTTTAGATTGTTCTGTTTGTTCTTGTTGTTGCATTTTTTCAAATTCTTCTATTTCTTCTGTTGTAGCATCTCTATATATTCCATTATCGTATATTCTATATGTCATAATATCCCTCCTTATCTGCCATAAATCTTATAATTATTACCTTCAGCAAAGGTACCATATCTAAAAAGCAATTTATTTATACCTTTTTTATCATTCCAATTTGCTGAATTATATGTGCCCTCACTGCTAGAAAGAATTGAACTATTGCATCTTTTCCAAATTAAAAATAAAACTGGATTTTCAGCACATAAATATATCGAAAATGTACATTCTTCATTTACTTGCCATAATATCGATGATAATACTAAATCAACCCCACTTGCTTGATTTTCAGAATAACTAGTTATTGCCATTCCACAATTAGATGTTCCTCCTGCTTTTCCTTTTGCTATTATTAATATTTCTTTATAATCATTATCAAAAATTTCCGTAATTGCACTAACAGTTTCTGTTAAAGTTAAATCTTTCAATAATTTCCACTCTTTTTCACTTCCACCAGTACCACCTTCACCTCGAGGAATACCTAAATTCAATAGAGGATTTTCTGTAGTTCCTGTAATACTCGCAGTCGCACTACTTCCACTCTCAAGTGTTTCTACTGTACCAATTTGCAAGCTTGGAGTTGCTCCAGTATCTCCTTTTGCACCAGCTTCGCCCTTCCATTTATACCAAGTATAAGAATGTGGGTTTATTGGAGCATCTGCATTTGCATCTACACATAAGCCTATATATGCGTTTGGTGTATCTGATATTTGTCCTGCTAACTGTGGTGCTCCTGTAGTTGAATATTTTATATGTAAATACTGACTTGTGCCCCCACCACTTGATATAGGAAGTGTTATTCCATTGCCTAATTTACTACCCTTTGAATTTACAAGTTGAAGTAAATTAGTAGCACTATCTAATGACAAATCAGTTGGTTGGTTGTTCGCAATATCTTTATATTGTGTACTATTTTTTTCTATTCCTTCTTCTATTTTATTTAATCTTTCGATACTGATTTTATCCCCTTTTACCCATGTAGTTTTAACATATTTCCCATCATCATCTACTACGATTAATTGTTCGTTTTCTTGTGTTGCTATTGCCAAATCTACCACCGCCTGATTAACAACATTTACATTTCCTGATAATGTTCCAATTGAAGTTGTACAAGGTCTTTCTTGAACATGAAATTGACCTTTTATCTTAGGAATTGTCACAGCACCATCACTGTCATCAAACAAGTCAAATACTAAATCAAAATCCCCTATCTCAACTTCTTCATCTATTAGATCTTCTGTAACTTTTAAATGAATTAAACCATTTTCAACTGGAGCTATAGCATTTGCAACTTCAACCCCATTTGGTTTTATTACTGTAACTGCTGCATAAATCGCATTTGCATTTTCTATTAAATCTCCTTCTTTTTCAAAGGCAAAACGTGCACCTTTTATTGAAAAATAATAATGTATATTTCTATTACCTCTAAATAAAAAAATGTCTTTATTTAATTTTGCTCTATTTTCATTTACAGATACTTCGTAGTTGTATTTAATCAAATTAACACATCCCCTTCCTATTCTGTATAGTAAATTCTTACTGTTCCGTTACTTAGTGCTGAGTAATGACTTTTATCGTATGTTGATTGAATACCAAAGCCTTTTATCGTTCCGCTTTTAATTCCATTTAAAACAGTCGAATCTGTAATTGTAACTGTTCCTTTTTTGCCCCATGCTAGTGATAGTGTTTTATTACAACTAGCATAAAAACTAGGTGTTGAACTAGGTCTTCCAGAATATGTATGTGCTTGAAACACATGAGAAGTTGATGCAGAATAACCTATATCGCTACTTCTAGTCACATCTATTTCAATTTTTGTTATATTCTTGCCTTTCACTTCAGCAAATTGTGAACCATAGAACCAATAACCATTACAATCGCCATAACCCCAATCACCTTGTCTACATTTTCCTCTACCTTCCCAGTTATTGTAAACAGAACTTCTATATGTGTCTGCATATTTTGGTTTAAATGTTTCAAATCTAGTTGTTGTAGGGTTTACAGTAGTTGTATTTGAACCGCTATCTTTTGAAGATGCAAAAGTAACTCCTGTAGAAATTATTTGTCCGTTACCACTTGTGAATGTATTATTTCCTCCACCTGCTTGTTGTCCTGGATATAACACAATTTTTGCTCCTGTACCAGCATTCCATGAATTTCCAGTCGAAAGACCAGAAGATGATTGACAATACAATTCAGTCATCGAATAAGTTCTACAATTATATTTACAACCTACAAATGATATATTTTCCATATACACTTTTGATTTTTGAGTTGCTCCAACTCCTACAGAATTGGAATTTACACTGTCGCCATAAACTTTTAAGTTATATAGATTTACGTTAGGGCAATCAGAAAATATAGTAGTATAATAATAACTTCCTACATTATAACTAGTATAAGGCATTATAGAACCCATCGTAGTGTCTGTGGTACTATTACCCCCATAAATACTGTATTTGGCATTATTATATATACTTCGTATAGTTCCTTTTATTGTGTTACCACATAGAAATATATTGACTAGTCCATTTACATGTCTTCTCAACTCAAGATTTTCTGTTGTATTTGAAGTTAGATAGATTTCTACTGTAAAACCATTAAGATTCAACGGTAAATCATCTAAATATTGTGAAATTGTTTCTCCACTTGATACATAGATAGTTTTATTTTCAGAAAGTGCAGGCGGAATATCTGCTGATATCAAAGTATCTACATTTAAAGAATCACATGTAAAATTACCTCTTACATTTAGATCCAAAATATCTAATTCCCCTTCATCAGTAATTTTCCAACCAGAACCTTCCATTAATCCGTTGATTAATATTTTCTTAGCTGACAATTGAATGTTAGAAGATGCTATTGCTTGTATTAAGCTATCAGTCAAAGTTATGCTTGAACTTGTAGAGCCTTTTTGCACTATCCATTCAAATTTTTCAGCAGTTTGTGTTGCTGTAGATATAGCTGTTTCAGCCTTAAAATTTGCTTCCCATTCACTACAATATTGAGGGTCTGTAAATCCAACTGAACCATCAGTATAGAATATTTTATAAGCACTCCATAAATATTTTCCTTCTATATATGCGGGTATATCAAATCTCCAGCCAGATGCCGCAAATGTAGGTGCTTGTGTCTTAGAAACATGAACAAAATATATAGTTATTATTTTTTGTACACCTACGCCTGTATCCCCGGTAGTTCCCTGTTCACCTTTTATTTTAGCCCATGTGTAACTGTTGACTGTTGTAGGGTCATCTATATTAAAGTCAGTGCATGTCCCTATGTAATCTCCTACATCTTCACCATTATTATTTGTAAATGTTAAACCTCCATCATTGCTATATTTAATATGAAGGTAAGTTGTTCGGCCATCTCCGTCTTTTCCTGGGATTCCTTGCTCACCTCGAGGCCCTTGCAAACCTTGAAATCTATACCATGTATATTTAGAAGGTTCTGTACTATCTTGTTCTGTAAAATCTACATAAGTTCCGATATACTCGCTTGGAGTTTCTGTCATTTGAGAAGAGTATGTAGGATTTTCCACAGCAGAATATTTAATATGAAAATAAGTAGTTTTACCAGATTCCCCTGCTGGTCCTTGAATCCCTTGCTCACCTTGAGGTCCCTGCAAACCTTGCAAACCTCGTGGTCCTTGAACACCAGCCATACAAACTGCATCTCCAGTTGAACTTGTCCCATCAGCTTTGGTATATACAGTTCTTATCCATAAGTAGCTACCTTCTGGAATATTAGTAGGTACTGTTGTCGACCATGTTCCTCCTACCTGTTCAGTTTTACTTGTAGAGATATAATATTCATTATAAACTTTAGTAACTCCCTGTTTAATACTATTACTATTATTAGCAACAGTGCTTTGTATTCTCTCTACATTTTGCTCTATTTGGGAGTATTTATCTAATGCTGCCTGTGCTGTATCTTTTGCATTTGATGCTATACCGGATATTTCCCCAACTTGTGACGTAAATCCGTTCATATCCTGCTTAAGAGTTGAATATAACACTTTTAATTTAACTTTATTTCCATCAGCATCTTCTACAAATCCATCAGATACTAAAGATTCTATTTTGCCATTTTGTTCATCTACTATAAGTTTTGTCTGTTTAAGTTCGGGGATTTTTTCTCCATCAATATACAAAACACCATCTTCATCTAAATATAAAGTCGTTTTTTCTCCGTTATTCGTAAGGATATTTACTATGCTTTTTATATCAGCATCTAATTTTCTATCACTTACATTCTTAATTTGTTCTCTTAAATCATTTTCTTTTTCTTTTTCTAGTATTCTCTTAACTTCGTTGTAGTTTTCAGTATAAGTAGCATGTGCCTTTTCTAAATCGTATTTGTCATCTTGTGTTATTTTTCTATTTGTTATAACTTTTTCAAGTAGATTTGTTAATTCATCATAACTAGAAGAGAAATTATCATGCTCTCTAGTTATAGTATCTATATTGCTCATAATAATTCCTCCTTCTATAATTTCTTAGGTCTAGCACAGAATAGTATCTTATCTGTTTTGTTTTCTGTGATTAATCTTGTTTTTACCCCGTTCGGACATTGTGTCGATTCTATTGTATATACTGTACCTCCATCTTCTGTTGGTCCAATGACAATAGCTGCATGAGAACAATTCATATAACGTCCATTCTCACCATTGTCTCTATCCCAAAATACAATGTCTCCAGCTTCCAAGTTTGAGAAATTAGTTATATCAACATCATGTAATACCCAACCATTTTTTACACAATATTCTGCTTGCTCTGCTGCGTTTCTTGGGAATGTAAATGCCCAACTATAAGCCGTGTTTCGTTTTAATGAAGTCATTTTATGATTTGCATAAGGAGAATGATCGTAATCTAATCCCATATATGTAAATTTAGTTAATGTACTACAATCTATTTGACCTTTTTTTCTAGTTGAATCATACCACTTACTTAAATTCTTGGCTGGATTCGAATATGATGCAGGTGTTTTTACTGCTGTTGTAGAATATTGTCCTCTATACTCTAAATCTGTACGATTTAAGTATGTTTTTGCTATTTCAGCAACTTTTTTACCACCCTTAAAAGTGTAAGGTTCAGCATATCCTTCGCCCTTATCAACAGCTACAGACCCATAGTATTTATAATCTATATTTGGATTTGCATTGGCCATTATTATAATTCTATATCCTACGTTTGGTCGTGGCACTAATTGTCCTGCGACACAGTCAACACCTTCAAGATAACAAATTTTAGATTGAGAGTAACTGATTTCATCCGCAGTCGTAAACATTAACCTAGCATAAAAACTTTTATCAACATCACTATTTAGCCTAAAAGTAAGTGATTTTATAGTTGTTTTTGGATAATAGTAATTTTTTGTGCTTTCTAGTACAATATCTATTACTTTTCCTTCTCGTTTTGATGCATTACCATCATCATCACCAGTATCGCCATCTCCAGTGTCTCCTCCACTTCCTGAATCTTTCTTTTTATAACCTATTGGAGTTGCTAATAATTTTTCTTTTATTGCATCATAAAAAACACTAACGCTGGCATCATCTTTGAAGGTATAGCCATCACTAGTGTAGCTAGAATTTAATACATTTGTATATGTTTCTAATTTGCTAGATATATCTAATAAAAATACATCGTCTTCATTATCACAGAATGATTTTATTTGAGTATTATAAGTATCTATAGAAGTATTTACTGTCGAATAATCTGTATAAGCAGTTCCAACGTGCAATTCTTTTAATATAAAAATCGGAGTGTTTCTGTATTTACTTTTTAATATAGAAACTAATGTTTTTACTCCGTTTATCCCTTTTTCTGTTAGATCATTTAATCCAAAATGTGTTAAGACATAAGGAGTTGAACTTGGATAAACTTTATCATCATCTTCAAATAACCCTTCTACTTTGCTTAACAGATTGTTATTATCGTCATAAAAATCATATGCATTTGCTTTTCTAACTGCTTTTATATACACCTCATTCATATCTGTTTTGTCAATAACAGGAGTTTCCTCTACATTGTTATTGTCAACCTCAACAAGGTCATAAGGTCTTAGACAGAATCCATATTTATATATGTCTGAGTAAACAGCCATATAACGAATTGCCTTTGGCCAATAATCCCATTGTCTAGCATGTGCAACCATATGTGTGCCGTCTACTTTACCACAATAAATTAACGTATGGTGTGTAAATTTATACGCCATAGCTTTTGCTCTAGTTAATGTAGTTGGACACTCCTTATTGCACATCATTATTATGTCACCTGGTAACATATCTTCTATAGATGTTTTAGTTATCTTAAACATTGTATAACCACTTTTTCTCGTAGCATAGTCAACAAGTGTTCCTGCTGCACATAAGGAATCACTATGGAATATACTTTTTAATCCAGCTTCACCATAACAACAAGTGACCATAGAACTACAATCATAGCAGATAGGATTTTTTATTCCGTAAAAAGTACCTTTTCTTTTGTTAGGCTTTTTAAAGTTCCAAGTACGATAACTTTGGTCATATGTTGCCAACTTATCTGTATGTTGTTGAACTATAGCTTTTGCCGTATCAACTATAATTTGTCTTATATCAGATGCACTTGCTTGGCCTGTTCCTTTTGGAGTAGATACACCAACTCCATAGCCTAATTTATTACCTTGTGCATCTTTGTAATAAGGCAATTGGCCATTTACTACTTTATACCAACATAAATACAATTCTACGTTGTTTGGAGTTCCTAATCCTTTAGTGTCTTTAAAAATTTGTCTATAAGCTGCAAAATCAAATTTTCTACTATCTAATTCCTCGTAAACTTTTAGTTTTGTCTGATTAGATTGAGAACTCAAATAATAAGAATCAACAAATGTATATCCGTACTTGTCGCACACATATTTACTTACTATCCAGTTAAGTGAGCCTTGGCCCATATTATTAGCTACTAATCCAGCAAATATATTTCCATGAGCATAGTCAATAGCTTGACGTAGTTCCCAACAACCAAATCTTATTTGATTTAGAATGTTTCTATCTACTGTTATACCGCTAAGCGTTGCATTTCCACCTTTATATGGGGTCATTGTCGAATAGCTCGGAGTGAAAGATTTAGTTGTACCATCTATATAAGTGATAGTTTGCTTTTTATTGAAGTACGTTGACCTTTCACACTGCATTAGTCCGTATCCGCCTGTTGAACCTGTAGTGCTATAAGGGTCTCCTCTACTTTCACCCATTATAACCGCGTATATTAGATTTGGATCTAGACCAAACTTTCTAGCATAATATTCAACTATAAGATATAATTTATATTTATTTCCTGTAGATGATAAATTAGTAAGTTCTGCTTTGTTTTGATATTTACCTATGTCATATTTCTCATATAATGCTAATGCTTCTGCATATTTGTCATTAGTTTTATCAGTAGTTGATACAGTTTTAGAGTTTTTAACCTGAAAGACTCTGTCATCACCAAGCCATACGCCATTCTTATAATCTGTTATAAAGATTGGGTCACCTTCATCACCTTCGTCAGGCGGAGTTGGTTTAGGATTTACAATATTACTAATTTCGTCGAATATCTTATCGATTTCATCTTTTTCTACGCCCATTTTTTCTAAGTATTCTCTTATTTTAGCAATATCTTCATCAGTTAAATCTCCTATTCCGATGCCACCTAGAAATTCTATAACCTCTTTAATTATGTCATCATTTTTTGTAAGATTTTTTATTTTGCTTTTTACTTCTTTATAGTTTGCTAATGTACATTTACTTTTTTTAAACCAATCCGTAAATGATAATTCTAATTCAGTTACCCTTGCTTGTAAATGCAATGGTTTTACATAATCATTATCTATAACATAAACTGTATCACCTATATCAATATCATCAGAAAAATAAATTATATTTGTTTCATAGTCGAGTTGAGGTTCTTTTCTTCGTTGTAATTCTTTCCATGTTTCATTAAGTAAATCAGATGCATTGTCAGCATCACTTTCGTATACTCCTATTATGTAACTTCCATCATCATTATGAAAATACATATGAGCTTTTTCATCAGCAACAAAGTCTTGATTAAGTGGCTTGTCAACTGGATTTCCGTTAGCTGTTAACCATTCAACATTTCTAAAATCAACTCCATTTTGGCCGTAACCAATAAGTGCTGAGCAAAATTCAGATAAATCTTCTTTTTTCTTAACATTATCTACATTTTCTGAATACTCAAATCTTTCATGTGTAACCTTTCCTCTTTGTCTATATACATTTATATATTGTTTATATACTTTATTATTTTTTATTTCTACCGTAAATTCTATTTCTATATTGTAAGTTTCAAGATTGTCTTGTATTACAGTATAAATAAGTGTTGGTTTTTCAATATTAATACTTCTAAATTCATTGATTTGAGGGTCTACATACCCTAATTCAAAACTTGAATCTTGTAGAAGTAAATTAAAAAACGTAGTTACATCACCTTGCAAAACACTTTTTCTAACAACTTTATTTAAAAGTTCAAGTCCGATGGTTTCACAATAACAAGTTTTCTTAATTAATCCGTTTGAGTGTTCACTAGATGTATTTATTATTTGAAACAATTTTATTTTATTTCTGTATTTAAAAGCGATAAAACAGCCTTTTTGTAAACTTGAAGTCCTTCCATTTGTAACTGTAGAAAATTCAAAACTTTCTGCTCCTGTGCTTAAATAAACTTTATAAATGTCATCAAAAAAAGGACTATTTGGATTAGTCCCGTTATTAGATAGCACGTCTATTATTTTTTTATTTCTATTTAAAATATATATTTCTGTAACTAATTCCAACTAATCCAACCACCTTTCATTAAAAATGATAGAACTTGTAATATCAGCATCACTTGAAATTTTTAAATTATATTCACCTGGAGGTATTTCAAAGAAGTTGCTGCCTATGTCGACATGTTCCATGTTTTTTACATTATTTATATAAACTTCATTGTTAGCAAAATCTACTTTTAATGTATCGCCTTGCTTAAAAATAGTTGTATTAAATTCTTCATCTTCTCCATCTTCGTTTAATTTTTCTACAACTAATCTATTAAAAGTCATTGTATCAACAACTTTTTTATCTGCATATTTACCAAAGAAGATAACAAGATGATTTAAATCTCCAAGAGGAAACTTATCACTCTTCATTCTTTCACTTGGCAATGTTTTTATTATTTCTCCAGCCTCATTGTATTTTATTACTTCTGCATACCATTCATTATTTTCTCTTCTTATTGTAAAATGTCCTTTAAATTCGTTCCAGTTTCCTGTTTTACCACTTCTAGGTGTTTTTTTAGTAACAGTTAAACTATCATCAGACCCAGTTGTTGTAATTATCGGGTCGATTTTAGGTATACTAAATTCTGCATCTTTTAAAAACTCTACATTTCCAACTTGCACAAGTGGATAAGTAGCTTCAAAGTATTCGTTTTCATCACAAAGCATAACTTTAAAAAGTTTATTACCTTTTTGATCTAAGCCATAACATTCGACGATGCCCATTTTATCTTCTGCTGTATCAACTTCTTTGTCTGTTTCTATTTGAACTTTATCTCCTTCTATAATGTAATCTGTATAAACATATCCAGTTTGGCCTTTATAAGTTGCTTTAGTATATTTACCTTCTTTACTCTTTGGATATACAACAATACAAGTGCCTTTTGGGATTGTAGCTAAAAGCTTTGATTTTTTACTTCCAGTAGCTCTTAAAGAAACTGATTGTTTTGTGTAATAATTTGCTGTTGTTACTGTAACTTTTTTCAAACCTGTTGAAATTTTTATCCAACCTGTTTGACTACTATAAGTAGTTTTTATCCAGCCGTTTACAATCTCATCAGCAGTTAAATAAATACCTTTTTTTATACTTATCAAAGTTTTACTACTAGAAAGTCTTTTTTCTTTTAGTTTTACAGTGGTAGATGTTACTTTGTATTTAGTCTTTTCTGTTAAACTTGTAGAGCCAGATTCATTATATTCAAGTTTTCCTGTACTATCATGATAAAAATACATACTACATTCAAAATTCGTTACATTTTCAGATAAGTTATATCTTAGTGCCGGTCCATGCCAATCGTCTCCACTACCATAATCAGCTGCCTGTATGCACCAACTAGAACCTCCATCGTTTGGTTGTATTGTTCCGCTTATTGACCTTTTGGCATCGACTTCTCCCGTTACTGATACAAATTTTTCTGTAGTTTCACAAGGCTCATCAACAATAGTAGAACTTTTTTCTTTTTTCTCATTAGTTAAGCGAGGATATTCACCAACAAGAATTGCTTTTTCGTTTTGGCCATCTATTTGACAATAAGTTGCTTCACCATTAAAATCAACCTCGACTATTGCAGGAGTGCTTGTATTTCCCTCATTTACAACACTTAGAGTTTTTTGGCCATTAAAAAGTTTAGCATTTATATTGTGTGAAAAAGGAATAGGGCATATAAATGACATTTTTATTCTTCGCATACCTTTAGTGATTTTTTCTTTTGAAAATTTACCATCAGGAATTGCTAAATAAACTCTTTCATTATCATCAATAACAAGTTTCTTTTCTTCAGAAACATCAAATATAGATGACAACGTATCAATAATATCTTTACAATCTTCCTCTGTATCTGCTTTTATATCAAAAGTAATTGTTATTTCTTTATAATCATATTTAGAATTTTGATAATATCGACCATTTTCAGATGGAGGATCTAAAAAGTTATTTACTCTTTCTGACATCAAAGTTGTATCTATTGAAATAACTTTGACAAACATTTCTAAATCAATGTCATTAAACTTAAACACTTGTTATTCCCTCCAATCTATTTAATCTTTTTTCATCTCGTTTATTTTTTTCATCTATAGGTTTTGCAATTATATCTACAACTTTTACTTTATCCATATTAGCTTGGACTTGGATAGGTCTATCACTTATATCTCCTATAGTTTCTTTTAATGTTTCTCCTAGCGAATTAGCTATTTCTTTTACTGTGTTATTACTTACACTATTTACAATTTTAAGATTACTGTTACTACTAGCTTCTAATGAAAATTTAGTTGTTTCAGATTGAACAGCCATTTTCATTGCATTTTGCATTTCTGAAGTTACATCCCTAGCTACGGCATATACTTGTTCAGCTTTATTTTTCATACCAACAATTAAACCTTCGTCCATATATTCTCCATAATCAGTGGTAACTTTTGAAGGCGAATTTATTTTAGCAGTTTTTTTCATTTCTGCATTAACTTGATTAACAAGACTTCTTGCTGCACTAACTGCTCTTGCTGTACCACTTTGAATGCCTTGAGTAACACCATTTGCTAATTGTTGACCAATTTCTCTTGATTGAGTTCTAGCAACATTTTTCATGCTTATCATTTGTCTTGTAAAGTTATTTCTTGCTTCTCTTGATTGAGTAGTTATAACTCTTTTCATTGATATCATTTGATATGTAACAGCATTTCTAGCAAGTGTAATTTGTGTTCTAGATACATTTCTAATTGATATCATTTGAGATGTAAGTTTATTCCTAGCCTCTGAAACTTGAGTTGATATAACATTCTTCATGCTTATCATTTGTGATGTAACAACATTTCTAGCATTTGTAATTTGATTACGTATTATATTACTAATAGATAGAAATTGGTTTCTTACTATATTAGATACATTTAAGCATTGATTTCTAGCTACGTTTGATATACTTACAAATTGATTTCTTGCTATATTTGCACATCCAACTAAACTAGTTCTTAAATTATTTTGTAATGATGTAAATGCTTGAGAAATTGAATTTGAAACACTTTGTACTGTTGTCTGTAAAGCTGTTAATTGTGTTTGTAATGCTTTTATTTCATCTGTGTTCATACTAGAAAGTTTAGAATTTATTTTGTTACTATTAGAATCTTTGCTAGTATTAAGAGGTTTTTCATTACCAGTCTTTTCATCAGCATAAGATTCCCCTGTAAACCAATTTACTAAACCTTGTATTATACCGGTACCACCTTTGCTAAAATCAGGTTTAGAACTAGTAATCCAACTTGTTATTGCTTGCCAAAGTTCTGATGCTCTACCAGTAAATCTGTCAGTTAAGTTTTCAATAAAACTATCAATAAAAATATCTGCAAAGCTACCAGTTAAAGATTTTATTTGTTCACTTCCTTCTACCCAGGAATTCATTACTGATGCAACTGCTTCTAAAGCATCATGTATATTGTCTGAATTGTTTTTTATTCCATCTCTTAAAGCATCTAAAATAACTTTACCAGCTTCCTCAACTTCTGGAGCAACATCTTTAATAAATTGAGAAATTTGTTTAATAGCACTTGAAATACCTTCTCTTATATCACCTTTACTTTTTATAATTCCTTGACAAATTTGATGTATAATTTCTTTACCGATAGCTAATACTCTGCTTAATCCACCTTTAGTTATAAAAGTATTAATTCCACTAAAAGCCTGTTGAATTGCTCCTGATATATCTGCATTTCTTATATATCCAAGCATATTGTCTAATGCTTTTTTGAAATTATCAAATGTATATAAGACTTGGCCATCTTCTACAGTGCCTTCTTTATTTCCACTTCTCCAAACACTGAAAAACTCAGCTAATTTTTCAGAAGTAGATTGAATAGCTGGTTTTAAGAACTCAAATCCTTCTATAGCAACGTCTTGCAAAGCAGATGATAAAATTAATAATTTGTTTTTAGTTGTTTCATCCATAGCTTGCGCCATTTTTTCAGATAATCCAGTTACTAAATTTAAATTATCACAATATAATTTGAATTGTTCATCAGATAAACCACATATTTCATTTATTTCATCTAAAGAATCAGATAAACCTAAATTTGTTAAAATTTGTTCTCTAGTCGCTTGATCCATGTTGCCAAATTTTTCTCTTAACTGAGTTAAATTTGCTATTAAGTCTATTTGGCCGGTAGATGCGCTTTTAGCAGACATTCCATATTCTTTTAATACTTTATTAGCTTCCTTAAGTGACATATCTGGATTTAACTTATCAATTATTTCTTGTTTAGAAACAACATCTTTTAACCCTTTAGCACTATCTACTATTCCTTTTGTATTTTCATTAATCATGTCACAAGTAGCACTATAGTCAAAAGCATCATCATTAATTTCTTTATAAGTTAATCCAAGTTCTTTAAATTGCTTTTTCTGAGAATTTGTAGGATTTCTCATTGCATCTAATACACCGAATAAATCTTCAACATTTTTCGATGTTACTTTTGCATCAGAACCTAAAACTTGTAATGCTAAAGCCATATCTTGTGTAGTCATGTTGAATGCAGCACCTAAATATTCTGTTTGACTTAAAACTTCTTTTAAGTTATCTATTCTTTTACTACATTCTTCTCCAGTAACTCCTGCTTCTCCTAAATTTTGATTCCAATAAGAAACTGTTTGAGTAGAGTTTTGTACACTATCAGTTAAACTATCATATGCATCATCTGTAGCATTAACAATTGATAGTAAACCTGTCATACCCGTTTTCCCAGCTAAATCTTTACATGCAGCTGCTTGCTCAACTAAAGGTAATGATTTTAAACTACTTCTTAAATTTCTTAATGTTTTATCTAAGTCAACTGAACCATCTTTCGCAGTAATAAGTTCTATTCCGTATTTTTCCATGGCCTTTGCTACAGTATCGGTAGGTGCACTTAAATTTGCCAATAGTGTTCTCATTGCAGTACCTGCACGACTTCCCTTTACTGATGAATTCGCCATAAGGCCGATAGCTACGGATAAATCATCCATAGAAACGCCCAATGTCCCAGCTACTGAACCCGCATATTTCATTGTTTCTCCCATCATTTCAACATCTGTATTACTACGAGTAATAGTTGCTGCCATATAGTCAACAAAGTTTGATGCTTGAGATGCGGACATATTCATTGCTGTAAGACCATCAGTGACGATATCACTAGCTGTGCCAAGCTGAGTGGCCCCAATTGTAGTTAAGTTTAAAACATCTTTAATTGATGCGAGTGACTCTTGAAGTGAAAATCCAGCATACCGATAGGTAAAACTTTGATATACTTTATGTATAATCTCCATCTTTTCCCCCGGTCCAAACCGTACGTGCGACTTTCATCGCATACGGCTTTCCATCGTAAAATTTTACGACTAGAGGCCTTCGCTCCTAATAGTTTTATCCTCCTTTATACATTACTGTATATAGTAACTATCGGCTATTAATCAACACTACTATGCTTCCTCTGACTTCTTCTATTTTCAACGATATAGCAATCTCCAATAGAAGATCTCCTAAGTTCCAATAAGATTATCCCTTTTTTTACTTCGACTTAGGTTTCCTCTGTATGTTATAAGCTATATATAACTGACTACTTTAATCATCATATATTTAGTAAAACTTTAAATGTAAACAAAGTACGAATGTTTACATTAACTTATAACACTTCAAACAAGGATTCGTCTCCTAACCATATCAAAGTTTTTAAAGATGACCACTCCATATAGTTATTTATATAACATCAGGCTTTGTCCTTACCGTACTTTATACAATTCGAGTGCTATCTCTTATGCATAACGGGGTATCATCAATATCACTTTAAAGTAGTTGTGATAGAAAGAAATTTCATCTTTCAATTCATCTTATTAGTTAAAGTTATAAATAACCTCTCAGCTTTTGTTCTCTATCTCAGAGCTTTTATATGCTGAAACTTAGCGTACCATACCCATGTATTGGAAAGCTTCACTTACCTCTGTACTGGTGTACCTAGTGGTTGCTCCGTATTGCCTAGTTGTTTCTGTTAAGACTTCAATATCTTTTCCAGTAACACCCATAATTGCTGATACACGAGCCATTGAACTTTCAAATTCAATAGCATCTGCCATTAAGGAACTGAAATCAAAATTAAAATCTGTAACTTGACTAAAACAATCTAAAATAGTATTTGTTGCATTCTGAACTATATCTACAACAGGCTGTAATTTTTCAGATATATTTTGCAAGTTTTCAAAGAAATTCTGTTTACTAGCATCATATAGTTTTGAAAAAGCAGTTATCATTGTAGTTACTGCTGCAACAACTCCAGCCGCAACTGGTCCAACAATTCCACTTAAAGCTTTAAAGGTATTTGAAAATGTTCCAACAATAGAACTCATTTCTCCAAATACTTTGCCAACACCACCTAAATCAGCAAAGGCATTTTTAAGTTCATTTAACTGACCTTCAACTTGGTCAGATTTTAATTCAACTTCTATAACAACTTTTCCATCTGCTGCCATACTCTCACCTCCTTTTTAGGCATAAAAAAAGAACACCGAAGTGTTCTACAAATTAATTAATCTATTAAATCATAATAAGATTCAGACTTTTTAAGATAAGTATTATATTCATCTAAACAATGGCGATAACTTGTATCAAATTTATCTACTCTTTTACTTTGAAAATAAACATAATCGTTATATGCTTTCATAGATTTATTTAAATAATCAAAAGTTATAGCAAAATTATTTTGTTCATCTTTATAACTTTCTTTTAGATTAAGATTTCTTATTTCATTACTTAATCCTTTTGTATTATTAAATATTTTTTTTGATATCTTCCCGCTTATACCACTGTTTATTAACTCTATACTATCATCATAAAGTTTATGATATTTTGAAAAAAGTTTTAATGTTTCACTATCACTTAATACTTGATTTTCTTCAATATTAGAATTTTCTATAGCAACACTACTTTTTTTATTAGTTATTGCACTAATTGCAGCAATTATTATAGCAATACTTAAAAAAGCTATTATTACAATAAAAATGTTTTTCATATTGGACCCCGAGTTTCTTCTCATGCTATACTCCCCCCTATAATAATATTATAGTACAAAACATAACTATTGTCTTAATAATTCTCCAGGATCTTCACCTTTCAACAGCATTTCTGTTATTAATGCTTGTTTTTCCTTTTCCTCTAATGACTGAGGTAAAGCATAAAGTTTTTTCATTTTTCTATAGAAATTCTTTTGTTGTTTATCTTGTATCTCAGATAAATCAATACTTCTATATTCTAATATTTTTATGAATTTACAATCACTTGATAAAGAATTAAATAATGCTTTAAATTTCCACCAGTGTAATCCTTCAATATCTTGTAAATCAATGTGATAATCATGCATAAATGCACTATAAATGTAAAAATCATCATGTTCAAAGCTATAGATAATTTCATTTTTACTAGAGTTTTCGCTCTTTTCTGAATCTTCGTTAGTACTAATAATTTCTTTCCCACACTTATAAAATAATAACATTTCTTCAACAAATTGATTAATATTATTATTATTAATATATTTAATTGTATCTATTTCATAACCATAATATAGTTGTAGAGCCTCATCTGATTTTTCTTTTTCACTAATATTATTATTTAACATTAACTGTTCAAATAAAATAGAAGTGCGAAAATCCCAGTTAATTGGATATCGCACTCCTTCTATTTCAACTTCAATAGGTAAAAAATCGGTTAAAATACTTATACTCATTAGTTATATTTTTTCTTATTTCTTTCAATAGCTCTACGTTGTTGCCTATTAAGAGAAATTTCTTCCTCTCCGAATACTTCTTCAGAAATAGTAGTAACAGATTTTAATTCTGTTGCAAATGCTTTATCTTGTTCTAATTTAGCTTTTGTTAATTCTTTTATAGCTGTAGTACATTTCATTAAATTGCATTTACCTGAAAAAATATCGTAAGTTTTTTCCTCACCGAACAATTCTTCAAACAAGCTAATTATGCTTTCACAATATTTTCTAGAGCTTTCAATAGAGAAATCTTTATCATCTTTAGCTACTTCTGATATTTTCTTGTTTGTTTCTGAAAAAACTGATTCAAAAAATTCTTTTTCATCTAAATCTAAAAAATCAAATTCTAATTCTACACCTAATATATTAAATTTTGTATAATCATTCATATTTTAACCTCCCTAATTTTTTTAGTTAGTTACACTTTGATTTTTGTTGGTATCACTTTGAGTTGCTGCTTGAGTTGCTGTAAAAGTTTTTGTTGTAACATTGAAAGTTCCTTGAATAGGATCTCCTATAGCATGTAAAACTCCTTCAACTTTCATCTTTTCTCCACCTTCACCAGAGAATTTTGAAACTTCATTTGCAACTCTAAACTTTCTTGCTTGATAAGTTCCTTCGCTTCCTGATACAGGATCAAACATATCTACACGAACATAATCTCTTTCTGCATCTGTCCCAGTTTCATGATTTCTACCAGTTAAATATAAACTTTTTATTGCTTCTTGTTCCATTATAATTTCAGAAGTATAAGGAAATTGTGTTTCGTATTTTGTTACTGTTGTAGATGATGTTTCATCATTTATGTAACAAGTTGTATCAGTTTGTGCACCTGGTTCTTCGTCTAAACTTTCAACTCCATAACCAAGTAAAGCATATGATGCATCAGTATCTTTTGCTGCAGTATTAAGATAATCTGCAAAATCTTTTCTTTTTAATGCCATAATTTCAACCTCCTATTCAGCTATTTTAGTGTACACTAATTTCATTTGAATAACATAAATTGCTTTATTTGCGCTCATTTGTTCAACATAGCCATGAGTTAATACTTTTATTTGTTCAGCTATTAAAGGATAACTTAACTCAGGTAAAACACCTTCATTATTTTGAGTTTCTACCCATTCGGCTAATTTTTCATAAAAAGTAATATTTTTCTCATTGTTATATGCTTCAACACTTTCTCTGCTAGTAAAATCAAAAATTAATTGCCTTTCAGTAGAACCATCAACATAAGTTTTTAAAATGGTTTCTGAAGGCGAACCATCTACTGAGTAAGTGCCTATTTCATCACCTATGTAATCAGCAGAAATAGGAGATTTATCGTCTATTAGAGGGCATTTTAAGAAAAATTCTATTATTTTATCTGTAATAGTTCTATTTTCTATTTCATTTAAATTAAGTGTCATTTACTTGCTTTCCCTCCTATTGTATTTGCAATTTCATTTACTATTGCATCTCCTTCATTAACCCACATACGATTTATCCATTGTTTACCTCTTTTACCACCACGGTTTAAACCTTCTCTACCCATACCTCTGTTAGTATAGTAGTTAATAGCAGCATATGACTTTGTACCCCCATGATAACTAGCATATACAATACTTTTTTTGTTTTCTTGAGCGGTGTTTTTTAAGTCTCCTGATAAATAAGGTACGTATGGGTCAGCTTTTGTTCTTACTAGGTTTACGAGTTGTTTTTGCGCTCTATTTAATTTACTTTGATTTACAATTTTGTCATAGTCTATATTAACAGTAACTTTTGCTTTTAAAGTTGCCATTTTACTCACATCCTAGTTCAAAGTGTTTTGTTAATTCACACTTAGTAACATTGATGATTTTAACTACATCATCATAGTTTTTTTGAATATCATTAAACTCTTGAGAATTTGTAATTTCAATGTCATGTATTCCTTTTAAGAGAATATCTTCTCCTTCGTTGAATGTATAATAATTACTTTTATCTTCAAGTTTACTAAATTCTTTAGGACCTATGTAAGTTTTACCTTCATAAGTCCCATAATTTACAAAAACTAATATTTTATTATCTATATCCGCAGATGAACCGGTTGTCTTTAAAAATTTAACTCCTGTAGCTTGTTGCCAATCGATACCCGTTAAATAAGTTCGGTGATAAATGGGTTTTCGATTTTCATCTAAAGATATATTGAATAAAGTTGCACTATCTTCGTTATATCCGAACACATTTACCACCTAACCTCTCAATTTAACTACTGCTACAGGTAAAAGTTCCTTGATCTCGTTAGTTATATCATAAGCACCGCTAGAACTAATACTTTCATCAAACGTAGTCTTCTTATTACCTTGAGAAATTGATTTGACACCTCTCACACTTGAATAATTAACTGCATTAGAAATTAAAAGAAACAGAGCAGGTTGATACTCTGTTTCTAATTGTTCAGCTGTTATAGTTCTATTAAGTCTATTCTTAAAATAAAGTAATAGCTTTTGAGTAGCAAGTTGTTTATGAATGACTAAACTTGATTCGCTTTCGTTAGGAAACTTTTTTTGTAATATAAAATCCAAGTTAGTCATTTAAAACAACTCCTTTAAAATTTTAACTAAATCTGATTTTGTCAGTGTTGTATAGCCTTTAACTTTTTTTTCTTTAGCTAAATTCTTTAACTCATTATATTTTAAAGAATCTAAATCTATTATTTCGGATTTTTCCTCTGAGTTGTCGATATTTTGAACTAATTCATAACCTTCAGCAATATATTTTTTTGCCTGTTCTATGGTTTCTACTGTTCTATGAACATTTTCTTTTTTTATTTCAAACATGAAAGAATCAAACTAATGACTTTCAGATTGAGTAGGTTTTGCATCTTTTATATTAGCATATACCCCCTCTTTTTTGCTTTCTAATACCCATAAATCATGGTATCTTCTGTAGTCCATAGCCCATGCATTTGCACTTTGGTTAGTTTCAGGGTCAAATATTCTCATGATATCTTGTTTAGTTACTGCTAAAGGTAAATCTAAAGGCATGATTAAAAAGTTAACATCTAATCCAGAAGTTGCTTTAATGTATCCGCCAGTAGTTTGACCACTAGTCGAACCATCATATAATTGTATTGCACTGTATAATCTATTTTGTGGAACTGGTATAATTGGGCATCCATCAATAGCTGGAACTTTAGTGTTTATTCCACCTTGAGAAAAAGATACAGATGCTAATTTACCTAATGCAGCTTCTTCTATAGCTAGTTGTGTATCATAGTTACACATAATAACTAGTGTTCCATTATGGCATTTTTCTCTTAATGTTTTTATACCTTTTTTTATTTTAGCTATAACAGTTGAATTTGCTACAGTATATCCATATTCTACATTTTCATCATTAGCTACACCCATAGCAGTTGTTGCTAATTTACTTAATCTATAAGCATCTACTTCAGGTATAACTTTAGTTCTTTGAAATTCACCCATGATTGTTGTTGCTGTTAATACAAAGTTAGTTTCATCAACATCTTGAGAATCTATTTGGAATTTACGTCCTCTATCTTGTGTCATTGTGTAAGTTTTGTATTCGTATTTGATAGATCCTTTAGTATATCCACTATCAGCTTGTCTGTCATAGTTAGCAAGTCCGTCCATTGATAATTGAGGTATTTTAACTTCTTTACCACCGTTATATTTAACTTGACCTGCATTGGCATCCATCCAGCCTGTCAATGATTCATGTACCATTTGTTTGTCTAATGCATTTTGTAAAATTTGAGCATATGATATTGTGTTAGCCATGCTAAACACCTCCTAATTAATTTATTTTTATGACAAGCCTAAAATTTGATTTACTTGAGCTTGAACAGGATCAACAGAATCTCCATTTCCCCCACCACTAGGATTAAACGGATTATTTGTCATATCAGTTTTAAGGACTTCTTGTCCGTATTCGCTAAATGCATTAGCTAATTTATCTATATTCTGTTTACTGATATCCATATCCTCACCAACTACAAACTCTAAGAAATTTTCGACTTGTTTTGGATATTTCATTTCTGCTAGATAAGTACGACTTTCTTTGATTCTACCTTCATGAGCTAACTTAGCTTCATTCTCTGCATTTTTCTTTTCTGTTGCAGCATTTTTTTCTTCCATTTCTTTAAGTCTTGTTTCCATAGCTTCCATTTGTTCTCTTTGAGCCTTTTGTTCAGGAGTTTCGTGTTTTGGAGCAGTTGCCTTTTTTATTTCACTTTCTATAATTCCTGGCATCTTTTTAGTTTTAAAACTTTCAACTCCTTTAGATACTGCACTGTCTAATTGAGATTGGTTATATCCTTGTATTGCTTTATTTGTTTCAAGGATATTTTTATAATCTTCAACAGTTAATTTGTTAACATCAAAAGGTATTTCTTTAACTTCTGCTATTCCATCAATCCCTTTTAAAACTTCAGTAACATCGGCAGTTTCATCTATATCGTTTAATTTTTCTAACAAATCTTTTTTGATTATCATTTTTACCTCTTTCCCCATGAAGTACTAGCCCTCATAGTATTTAAATAAGAATTTAGTCCCTCGAAGTACTAGCCCCCAAAGTACTTAGTTTACCCTCGTTTCGGAGCATAAAAATAAGCCCTCTCGGGCTTTTATTATCTTGTTAATTTATATATTTCGGTAAATATTGTATCTGTGATATATTGTTCATGTACATAAGATTTTTGATTATACTCATTTATCTTATCGTTGTATAATTGAGCTAACTCAAACCAATCTGCATTTTTACACTTTGCTTTGTTGAATATACTGGCTGCTACTTGCTTTTTGCTTTATCCTTAGCGAAACTTTTATATATGAAAGTATAATAATTTTCATCATCTTCAGATAAATAATAAGTAGCACCATTTAATTTTAGTTTCTTTAAAGGTTTCTGTTTTGGTCTTTTTATTACTTTAACTTCTATAGCATCACAAGGTAATGATACAAAATCAAATAATTTTTTCATTTAATCATTCTTTATGTAATTTCTATTTATTTCCAAAGATATAAACTATCAAGGGACTTTTTACAAGTACCTTAGAATTGATTTTAGAAGGTTGAATTATGTAAACCTATCTTCTATTTCTTTTCCATTTAGTCTTTTTACTTATTCCTTGCATTCTTCTTACATAATTGCTAAAACTTTCTGACATCCAATCAAACGGAATCATGTAATTCACCTCCCCTGCTTTAGATAGTCCTAATAATTGTTTTATATCAAACATACTATTCCTTCTTTCTTTCTATCAATTCTGCTCTTTTTATATTCAATCTTACTACATAAACAATACTAAGTATTGATAGAACAATACTTGCTATCCAGTCTATAGCATTTGATAGATGTATATGAAGTATTGCTAATACTATTGAAAATATTGTGTATGCTAGAGCGTATACTCCTACAAAGGCATATATGCCTAAAAGGAAATCATAATCTTCTTTTCCATACTTATTTTGCTCAACTTTGTAATTCTCCCATTTCTTATAAGCATCTATGTACATTTCTTTTTTATCTCCATTGTATGTACATTCATAATACATTCCGTCAAATAAAGTTGTACTTAATAATGCTTTGTTATTTTGTAAAACTTTAGCACACCAAACCATAAACACGTCATCTTTTGTTATTTGCTTGTTATCTGATTTATCTAAATGATTATTCGTATATTTTACAACTTCATCTTTACACCAATCTAAAAACTCTTGTTCGTTCATAATTTCCTCCTATAATTCTATATTTTCTATTTTTGCTCTTTCTTCTAATACATTTCTGTATGCTTCCATATATACTAATTGAGTGTGTAATATTTCATATGAGCAGTTAGGAGTAAAATTAAGAGTTCCATTTTTATATCCTTCTAGCATTCTTTGCAATCCAGCTATTCTATTATCTAGTTGATAATATTCAGCTTTAAATCTATCTTTAAAATCTGTTCCTAACATTAAATCTACTGTATCTTGTAATTTCATTTATTTACTCTCCTTATCCTTCTAAGTATTTTACAAACTCTTTGCCATTTGTACAAAACTGTGCTATCATTGCTTTCATTAAGCCATATGACATTCCAGAATGACCTTGACTATCTAATTCATTACTAGCTCTTTTAAAACTATCCTCTGTTTTTGTTTGTAATATTTCTTCTATGTCTAATGTGCAATCCAATTCCATTCCTTCATAGAGGTCTTTGGCTCTTATTGGAACAATTTCATCCCAGTACTCCCACTTGTCTTCAGGAAGTATTTCATGTCCTCTTTTAACCCAATTAGAAATTCCTTCGACTCCTCTTATTTTTTTTGTTCCAACTTTATTTAAATAACTTGCAACTTCTTCTAGTGATTTAAAATATTTCCCACCATTTCTTTCTACCATAACACCAACTTTGTCTAAAGATTTCATTTGCCCTTCATCAAATTGTTTTTCTGTTTCATCATGTCCTATAAAAAATTTATTTTCTTCTCCATTCCATCTAAGATCAGGTATGTAATCTATATCTGATTTTAGCACACAGAATAAAGTTTTATTAGGTCTTTTATTACTATCATCTATTACTTCTGCTATACTATACACTCCTGTCATTAATGGAGTTATAACATATAAGCAATAATCACATATTTCTCTTTGTTTTAATTCTTCCTGATAGCATTCTTCCGTCCAATCATCTACTACTGGATTAAAATAATCTATATTAAGCATCGGAATTAATTTATCTCTCCATTTACTGTTATTACAAGTCCCACCTAAAAATACTTTCATTATTTTCCTCCTATCATCTTATAACTATAAAATAACATTTACAGAAGTTATGCTGTGGTATTAAATCATAAGCTTCTTCAGCGGTTAAAATAGTACCATGCATACTTTCACAATCACTGCATGTTCTTTCTTCTAAAACTGAACAATACATAAATTTTTTATCTCTATTACAATAAATAAAGATATCATTTGCTATTCTACTAAGCTCAGATATCAATATTCCTCTTGCTCTTTTTCTACTCATCTTTTGTCTTTGTGTTAGCCATGATGCAATATTATATAAATTCTTCTTATTATAAGCTATTTTCAATCTTTTTTTAGTTCGATTGTTTATTTTAGCCATATTGCTTTGTATTCTTTGCTTATACGTTTTACTTTTGTATTTTCTATTTAATATTTTCTGTTTTTCTTCATTGTCTACAAAATATCCAAAATACTCTACAATTTCTTCAAACATTTCATCAAAGAAGTTATCTATTAAATCTTCAAGCCATTCATCTTCGTTATTAAGCATTGATAGAACTGCTATAACAATAAATCTTTCAGCACTTTCGTAATCTTTTGATGTTTTTTCTATTTGATAAGCAAAATTAGCAGTTTCCATCAACTCTCTAATCTGCTTATCTGTTTTATTCATCTTTTTAAGATATTTTTCAAGTTCCTGTTCGGCCTGATTATATGCTTTTTCCATGAAACTTTTAGTTTCTTCAGCACTTCTATTCTTCGATGTTTGCTTCTGTGTGTTGGTGTTTGTCGCCATACAATTCACCTAAACTTTCATCTTCCCTCTTCATTTCTTCTTCATATTCTCTTGCAATTTGTCTTTGTTCAGCATCTAAATCTACTATAAATCCAAATCTACTTGATGCTGTTCTCTTGGAAATAACTCCAGGAGGAACTTGACTAAGCATTTGAGCTGTAGCTAAATCATCTTGAGGGATATTTGCAGTATAAATAATTTTTATTTTTTTCCAATCAAAATTCTTTGCTTTGAAGTAATTTATATAATTGCACCAAAATTTCAATCTATTTGTAACTATATTTGAGTGAGCATTTATTTGAAGTGCACATTTATTTTCCAGTGCTATTAATCTACTTCTAAGTGTAATTCCGCTTAAATTTGATTGTAATCTTTCGTTGTGATTTATATGACAACTTATTTGATACATATCATCTTTATATCTGTCTAGCGTATTTTGTACAAAAGTATCGTTAATTTGCTTAATTAACCATTGAATTTTACCTTCTTTACCTACCATTAAGATGCCTTTTTTCTTCATTTCTAAAATTGGATCTATTTTCATTTCTTTTCCGGTTTCTTCATCAACAACTATTTTTTCTTCTTCAAATTCACAATCTGTCATAACCATATATGCGTTTCTAAAGTCTGAAATTTCATTTCCTAAATCAGATAAATTAGTTTCATAAGCATCTTGTAAACCTTTTAAGTCTTTATATAAACTATCTTCTGTTAGTTCTTCAGTTAATTTTCCTACTGAAACAGGTATTGTACCAAATCTATGGTTTGTTGGAGGTTCAACTTGATTAAACTCTCTATCTAAATGATAAATACATTTTTTTGTATAAACATCTATATGATAAACATCTACATCTAAATGTTCTACTTTTACATCCATATAAAACAAAACATTGTCATATTCATCTTGATATGCATATCCTGTTAAAGGAGTTGAAATAACACTTTTAAAACCTTCTTCATCATATCGATAAAGTTCAAATACTTTTGTAAATATAACCATGTATTTCATTAAGTCACTATCATGATTTTTATTCCATAAAGCCATAGTTGATGTTAATTCATCCAATAAACCTGGTTGTTCTTTACTTTCATAAGTAATAGGATTTCCTACAGTATAAGAGACCTCTTCCTTTACAAATTTTTTAAAAAAATTAGTATTTACTTTTAAATTCGACCTTTGTGTAATTGTTTTGTAATCGGCCATAGCATCTGTATTGCCTTTATAATAGTCATACATTTTTTGATATTTATGTAAATCAGACTCAAAACATTGATACATATATCTGACAAAATTTAAATGATCAGGAATATTCAAATCTAAAGCCATTCCTTTTTTTAGACCATCTACGATTTCTGCTACAGTCTGCATTATTTTCGGCCTCCTTTTTTATTTATATAATTATTTTTAGTTTTACTTTTTTTAACTTTTATTAAATCTTCAATAAATTTTATGTATTTTTCATCATTTGAAACTCTTGCATGACTTTTAAGTATATATAAATTATTCGTTTTAGGTTTTCTTTTGTAAATTACATTTTTTATTACTATTTCTGCAATAGTTCTAGAATTTAAATGAGAATGACCATTTTCCCATTCTTTTTTCGTATTATATACAATAAATCCAATTTTTTTATTACTTTTAACTTTCAGTATAATAAATTCTTTATTTTGGTATATTTTTTCCGACTCGGTATAATTTGTTTTATTCCAGTTCGGTTTTTCTTTCATTAAACTTTCAGATTCCCATAATTCTTTAGGAACATCATAAACACTTATAACTTCATCGATAGGCTTATATTTTTTCATTTACACACCCAATCTCCTTCTATCCATGAACCTAATTATATTTTTTGTTTTTATTTTTAGTATTTTATTTGCAAAATCAGAAACAACATCTGCAGCATCATCATGTAGTGTATATGCTGTTCCTTGAAAGTCTAATATCTGATCTGTAAATGCTTTATTATTATCTGCAAATATTATTTGGCCATTATTAACTGGATCTTGTATAGTTGCAATACGATTATCTTTATTTTTATTATTCATATCATTAATAAATATTAAATTTCTTTTCTTTAGTTCAGGTATCTTTTCAATCATTTGTTGTATAGTAGTTACATCTGAACCTAAGTAGGTATTTCTTTCTATAGATATATGAGTTATATCTGTAAATTCTAATAAAATATCAATAATTGTATTACAATACTCTGTGAAACTCATTTTTTCAAGTACCATTCTTCTGATATATTTAAAGTCATTTTCTCCTAATGAACCTACTATCATTGCAAATGAGTCAGTTTTCTTTTTCTTATTAGAAGAATTATCTCCCGCTGGGTCAACACAAAGCATTGTTTTTAAAAAAATATGGTCCTCTATTTCCTCTACTGATTGAGTTCTTATAGATTTAAACCATTTTTCACCTATACTACTAGCATCATTCATTTTTTCTGACATAAATGATTTTCTATTACTCCAGTATTTAACTGCTATATCTATAAAAAAATCCCATTTTTCTTCCCATAAAACAGGATATTTCATTTCTTCTTTATGTTTTTCATAAAATTTTCTAGCTTGTATTTGAGGATCTTCTATTTTATCGTCAAAATAAATCTTTTTACATTTAATCCATAAATCACTTTCAAATATATCATCTATTGTTTGGCCATCTTCTAATAAAACAGCTCTATTCATAATAGTATGATAATCTCTATTTCTGCTAAGTTTACTTATTAAGCAATCAATATGTAAAACAGTTCCTATACTTACAAACTTAGTTGCTGATTTAACTTTTTTACCTTTTCTAAATACTGCAGTATCTCCAACTTCCTCTACTTCTTTACACCATCTATTCCATTTCTTTTCTCTAGCATCTTCAGTTATAACATCAACTTCGGATTGATAGTCATCGGCAATAACCACCGTAGGTCTTACACCTCCCCAGTTAGCACCACGGACAGAAGTAGTTGAACCTACTGCTCTTATATATGTATCATTGGTAAACTCAATTTCGCCTGAATTAACCTTGTAATAATCTTTCGAATTAGGCTTTTTACCTTTTAAATCTATTAAGTTTCCAAATACATCTTTTATAAGCTCATTTTCCAGGAATTCTTTTTTTATAGAATTTAAGAATTGCTCGGCATCATCTGCAGTTTTAGCACCTAATAGAGTAAACTTTGATTTTTTATAGCAATGTAACCATATTGCAAGTGTTTTATCGCATATAGTTGACTTAGCAAGTCCTCTAGGTTCTACTATATTAAGTTTATCGTATAAATCCTGTACAAAGGCCTCCGAGAGAACTCTCCATATTTTATAATGTTCTTCACATAATTCCCTTGCACTGTTGTCATCACTTGGCACGAAAGTTGTTCTAAGAAAATATAAACTAAAAAAAGTTATATCCTTTTCTCCAATTACCTTTGCAACTTCATTAGGAAGATATTTTTTTCTGATATTATTTTGATTTTTAGGAAAATATTTCTTTAAATACTTATCAATCAAGTATATAGAGTATTTATTATCATCAGCAAACTCTATATCATCAAAATAAATCATCTAATCACTCCCTTCTGAATTTATTTACATAAAAAAAGAGCAGCCAATTAATAACTACTCTTTTGTATTTTTCTTTTTAACATATTTTTTCTTCTTTGATTTATTTTTCTTCTTAGGAAAAGTCTTTTCTAGTTTGCTTTTAGTCATTGCTCTACCATTTAGGTAACAAATAACTTCTTCTTTTTCTTGCTTACTCTTTTTAACGATATTGTGAGACGTTTTTCCATTGATAAATTTATTCATAACCCCAAAATTTCTAGAGTTTTTATCTTTTTCAACATTTAAATAAGCTAATTCATATAATTTCATAGACATTCTCCCTTTAAATTTAATGGCTGGCTTAGTGAGATTCGAACTCACAACAAACCATGGTCCGTAGCCATGTGCTCTATCCGTTGAGCTATAAGCCAATATCTATTAGAAGGCTTGAGATTAGAGCCTTCTGTAGACACCTTTCACGGCATTATTTATTCTCCGTTTATCCACGCACCTAATACGTATTGTCCATGACTGGTTGTAATTTTATAGTGCCACAAAACCCTAACACGAGGCACTCTACTATAGTACTACTCAACACTTCGTATTCTGTCTGCCTTGCGAGCAACAAAGGTTTGCAAAACCACCATGCAACTTCATGTTAAACGATTCACCCTTGGGAGGTGTTACGCACTAGATTATATCATGCAATGATATTCTAGTATTAAGCCACTTTCATACTATAAGGGAACAGACTTTTCCTTTTATTGTTTTGTTATCATAGACAATTTATCATCCAAAATTAATATTCTCTATGCCTGTATAAATCTGAATTAAATTTGACAGACGTTGTGCTGTTCTTGAAGATTCGTTTCCTTTTGAGACACGAAATACTTCACAACATCAGTGTGTTTCATTGAATTCTTACTCCACGTTGTTAATACATACTCCAGCCCTTTCACTGTTTCACTATTAACAATGGTTAGTGCCCTTTGTTATCAGCATCGGACTATATAACCTCCTGATTATGTCTCGCTACATGACCAATTTGGCGTGAGGTAAATTATTCAGTGCCACCTGAAAATCTTCGATATACGGTTCGCCTTTTCGAAGACTGTCCCTCTTGGGTTACGTAGTTATCTCCACTACTATCAATTCATGAAGACGTTGGACATTCAGTTCTGCTTAGATGGACTAGTTTAACTAGCGGCATGTAGTCAGCATGCCTTTACACTGCTCACACAATGCTATCCTAAAGATACTAAGCTACCTAAAATAGATTTAGATTTATTTTTTAAAACACATACATGGCTGGGCGTAATAGATTCGAACTATTATTCCAGGAATCAAAATCCTGTGTCCTACCTTTGAACGAACACCCAATATTTAACTGATAATTATATTCTAATCTCCCAACAATATTTTTTCAATCGGAACATATTCCTAATAAAAAAAGCCAGATTTCTCTGACTTTTAAAATGTATTATTATTTATTTTCTTATTGATATTCTTTCATTCTTCTAATTAGTGTAGCTTTGCTTATTCCTGTTACTTCTGTAACTTGCTTATAACTCATGCCACTTTGCTTTAGATCAATGGCATGCTTAATTTGTTTATTTGAATACTTTTGCGGTCTACCTTCCGTAAAATCTTCTCTTTGTCTAGCTATTGCCTTGCCTTCTTTTGTTCTTTCAACTATCATGTCTCTTTCAAATTCGGCAAATCCAAGGAAGATAGTTCTTATTAGCTTTCCGTTAGGTGTATTATCCATTAAACCTAAGTTTACTATATGAACCTTTATATCTTGTTCTAGTAATTTGTCTATTATGCTTAATCCATGTATTGTACTTCTAGCAAATCTGTCTAACTTAGTTACTACTAATGTATCTCCTGGTTTTAATTGTTTAAGAAGTTTATCAAAATTTTTGCGATCTTCTTGTTTCTTTGTTCCAGTATAAGAATCAACTACTATGTTTTCTTCTAAACACCCATTTGCTAATAATATTTCTGTTTGACCTTCTAATGAGTTTCCATCTTTCTTTTGTGAGTAAGTACTAACTCTTGCATATCCATATTTCATATTTACAACCCCCTATGATTATCTTTTATACTTATATTGTATCATAAGTCTTAAAAGTTGTAAACCTATTTATGGACTTTAAATATTTGTTTTTAACATTTAAACATATGCAAATGTATATCCATGCGTTGTTTTTCCTTTTCCTTGTAATACCCTTTCTATATTTTTTCTTGGGATATTTAGTTTTCTTGCACAAATCCCTATTCCCTCAATAATTTCTTCTGAATTATCTTTTAAATTTGTTGCTTTAATAGTTTTCTTAGGAGCAACATTTTTGCTATATTTAGCTTTTACTGCCAATATAGAAGTGTAATCCTTACTTTCTATATATGGAATTAACTGTTGTTTTACATTTATAGCATCTTCTTCTGTTTTAAAATGGCCTATTGGTATCTGATTTCCATTAAAGGTTATTCTTAAAAACCAACTTTTCCTTTTAATATCATAATTAACTCCTTTTTCTTTGCTCTTATACATATTTTTATTTCTTATTTTTCTTAGCTTTTTACATTGCTCTTGTAATCCTTCTCTTTCACACATTTTTTCAAGTGTATATCTCGAATGTCCAGTAAAATTTTCCATATCTATAAACGTTTCGATACCTTTTTCCATTCCTTTTAAAAATTTTTGTTTCATTCGAGTATTTTTCACATCTTTAAAAACTTTACCATAATCTTTTATTTTTTCTTTGTAAAAAATAGTTCTAATGCTATTTTCTGCAAGATTATATTTATTACAAAGTTCTTCTAAAGAATAATTATAAGAATATAAATCCTCTATAATTTTTTTATTTCTACACTCTATAAAATTTAATTGTTTGATTTTTTCATTTAAATCGGATCTCACATCTATCCAAGAGTCAAGATTTTTAATGCTATAAATGATATTTTCTCTAACTCCAGTTAATTTAGATATTTTCTTTATAGAGATTGGATTATTTTCTAGTACTGACAACATTTCCTTAACCTTAGCAATTTGATGCTCTGTATAATCACTTCTTTCTCTATTTACTTTCTTTAAATTTTCTAATCTTTTCTTTCGTATTTCTTCTGGAATTTCATTTAGAAAATAGTCTCCACCTTCTGTCATATTAAATCCATTATTATAAGTATCATATTTTTTTATATAATACTTTTCTAAATCATTTAAAATGTCAAGTTCATCACAATAATATATAGCTTTAAACTTAAAAGCATCTTCTCCATATTTATTCCAACTTCTTTGAAGATATTCATTATCATGATTACCTCTATTTAAAGCACTTATATGGCTTTTCCATCTTTTTTCAAAATCTTGGATCGTTTGTCCTATATACATATCACCTGTTACTACATTTGTTATTGAGTAAATTCCAAAATACATTCTATCTCACCTCTTAATTATATTATATCACAAACTTATATCAGTTACAATCAGTTGTAATCAGTTGTAATCAGTTGTAATATATTTTATAATTAACTCGAGGTGATTATTTTGGCAAGAAAAGATTTAAAAAACAGAGTTCCAATTGGTTCCGCTATTGATAAAGAGTTGTATCAATGGCTTAAAGAATATTCTAACCAATCATCTGTTCCAATATCTAAACTTTTAGATAAAGCTATTCAACTTCTTAAAGAGTCTACTGTTAAGTAGGCTTTTTATTTTTTCTCAAGTTTCCAAAAAATTTTTTGTAGGATTTTTTTTGAGGTTTCATTTTCCCCTCAAGTCTCATTTTTTGCTGAGCAGTTCTCTGTGGCTTGGCGCACGCGTTGAAAATACTAGGGTATAGAATGCACCGCCCCCTTACCTGGAGTACCCTACCCCACCGAGAGGCCCTTGTTTTGCCTTGTTACTTATGACACTAAGTTATAAGACAAGTAAACATATTGATATCACTTACTATGTCGAAGTGTATCATAACTTATAAGTATTGATACCTTATAGAGTACTATTAATGCTGTTGTCTTTTACTATACTGGTCTTACTGTTCACTCTGTTGTCTTATACCTTCTGTGCGCCCTTCTAAGATGTTATACTTTGTCTTGCCTGTCCTTATTCTATTGGTAATATATTCCTTCTCTTAATAGTTCTTATAGCTTAATATTATTAAATCAACTATTTAAATAGTTTTTTAAGGGCAACACCTCGTAAATATGGACCGCGATAAGCGCCCCCCTACATTCCCTCTTATGATATTTCACTATCTGTTATATCTATTACATTCCCTTCTATAACATCTGAATCATTAAAATCATCCCAAGAAGGCTCATTATTATTTTCTTTTTCAGTTTCAGGAGTAATAACTGTTTTAGTTTCCACTTTTGAAATTGGAGCGCCAGCCAATCTATTAAGTAAGTATATGCTTGCATCTAGTCTAACCTTCTCGCTCTTAGCTGATCTTGATAGGTCGAGAATATTTTGTAAAAGTTGATTAGAGAATTTCATTATACGATTGTCAACTTTATTTTTAGCAACTTCATATTGTCTATCAAGTTCTTCCATGAATTCTGGTCTTTTCTTCCAGCGCATTATAGTTTTTTCACAAACATCTAATTGGTCTGCTACTTCTTTATTAGTTGCACCATACACTAATAATTCTGCTGCAATTAATTGGTCTTCTGTTAACCTAGAATCTTTTTCTCGTGGCATAATCAATTACCCTCCTTCCTTTTTATTTCTTCTCTTAAGTGATAATATAAAATTTTATGGACCATTGAAGGTGATTCTTTTCTATCACATGCAATAATATGAAGATTATCGAATTTGGCCATTAATGAAATTACCATAGCCGCGCTAGCGTTAGGATGAACATGGCTTATATATTCACCTTTTAAAAGTTTGATATAATAATCCTTGTCTTGTATAAGCAAGAATAATTTAACTCCTGCTTCTTTTGCTCTTTTTAGTTCCCTTATAAAACGGTTATCTTTATTTTCGTCTTTTGCTGGATCCATTAAGTTTCCTAGCAATTCATCTAATCCTGCTTTTCTTTCTATTAAAATATTAGGTATATATTCTCCTTGATATCTAATAGCATAATCTCCAGTATCTAATTTTTCTCTACTGGCCTGTATTCCATTTTTTATAAGAGTATCTTGGATTAATGTATCTTGTTCCCTTGTATCGCATATAATTTCGTAATCTTCATTTTTTATTTTCATATTATCCCCTTCTATAAGCTAAACATATTGAATTTGCAACATTTATAGAGGTTTATGCCGTAGGCAATTAAGAGAAATTCTGTTCTGTATATAATATATAACTAACAAACTCTAAAAATAGGTTCTAAATGTTGATATTACTTAATTTGTCCTTCTCGTAAAAAGTTTACTTTTTGCCGTTTTTTCCACGTAAAAAGTTTACTTTTTTATTTTAAAGGCCTAATTTTAAGCATTAAAAAAAAGCCATGAAAGAGTTTTTCTATTCTCTTCTAGGCTATTCCCTCCCCATATTACAGCTGGGTTAATTACATAATAGTCTTTTATTCCGTATCCATTAGCAACCTTCACATAAGAAATAAGATAGTATTTTCGCCCATCTATTTTTATATAGAATTTTTTTAAACTTTCTCTAAATTTATAAACACTTTGCTTACTAGTTGAAATTCCTAATAATTTGCAAATTTCTTCTGAATTTAGTTTTTTAAGCCTTGTAAAATCACTTTCTAATGGATTTCTACATAATATATTAAGTTCAAAATTCATAAACGGAATAAGTTGATATATATAACTAAGTGTTTTATGTTGTCTAGGTGTGCAATTCTCATAAATGTGTCTAGTTGTTGAAATAAAAACTCTTGTAAAAGATTTGTCATTATCACGTTTACCTTTACTAAAATATTTCGGATCTATATAAAATTTATTATTAACCTCATAAATAATATTATTTTCTTTCATTTGGGCCAAGAATAAATCAAATACCGTTACACTTAGTTTTAGTAGTTTTCTCATTTCTTCTCTAGTCATAGCATGAATAACTTTGCTTTTTCCATATTTTATAAGTAAATTTGCTTGTCTGTCATTATAGTCTAAATAAGTAGCTAAATAAATCAATCTGGCTATATTAGGTCTATCTATATTTAAATTATAAAATAACAGTTTACTATTTACATAAAACATATGAACAAAGCCTCCTTGCTTGTTGCAATACTTCTTTAAATCATTTTTTCTATTAATTAATCTTTTCTGTTTCGGAGTTAATTTTTTAGATTGTTTCTGAATAACTAACTCTTCATCATTTTCTATTTTAAAAATATCTAGGAGATCTTCTGTTTCTGAGTTTACTATTAAAACATCTTTCATTTCACATATCTCCTTTTTCAAAATAAAAAGACAGTCCTGAAAAGACTGCCTTTACTTTGATACAATTAATGCATCTTAATATAATTATAGCATATTTTTTTTAAGTTTTAAATGAATTTTAAATACATTAAGTATTTATAATCATTATTTCTTTTCTATTATAATTTTATTTCCATCAAAAGTAGCAATTACCTCTCTACTTTCTGAATCAATTCCCATTTCCTTAATCCACATTGTTGGAATAGTTATTCTATTTGTTATTCCACCTTTCCCAGCAGTCCCACCACTCTTGTTAAAACTTACTTTCAAATTTCTTTGTTCTTCCATCATATTCTCCTTAAAATTCATTTAGTATTTTCTTTTTAAATTCTTTTATTTTTTCTTTATCGTCCTTTATTTCGTTTATTTCTTGTCTTATACATCTAGCTAAACTACTTTTATTTTCTATAGATTTTTCTATCATTCTGTCTATTCCAGAAAAAGATAATATATCTATAATGTGGCAGTTTTTATTTTGACCTATTCTATATATCCTATCCTCTGACTGTATTCTTTTGGCATAATCAAACGTAGAATTATAATATATCATATAGTTTGCCTCTTGTAAGTTTAAACCTAGATTTCCTATATTTATATTTATTACTAAGGTATTTATATCTTTTGATGTTTTAAACTGTTCTATAGCTTTCTCGCGGTCTTTTAATTTTGATTTTCCGTTAACATAAACATATTTTATTTGTTCTTTATCTAAAACATGTTGTAATAATTCTAAATCACTATTAAATTTATGCCATATTATTGTTTTGCTTCCTTTTGGCGTTAATTTAAGTTGTTCTATTGTTTCTATTGATCTATCGTAACTTTTGTGTTTAAATTCTATTATTCTGTTGCATTTTTCACCTTCTATATAATATTCTTCTTTTATTTCTAAATCTATATATCCACTTGCTACTCTATGTAAATAGTTAAGCATATTAAGAATATATTCACCATTAAAATTATCTAAATCAATTTTGTCTATAAAATACTGTTTTATTTTGTTGTAAACTCTTTCTTGATCATCGTCAAAATAAAAATATGAATCAGTATAAGTTTTAGGCGGTAAATCTAAACATTCTTTTTTAGTAATTTGATAAACATAAGGATTGATTTTCTTTGTTATATAATCTGTATTATGTGTATCAATTATTTGCCCTGGATATTTATCTGAATACTCTAAGTGATTAGCAGCAAAAGCATAAAAGCTATTATATCCAAGTATTTTAGGATGTAAAAAATAAAATTGACTGTATAAATCCCATATACCCTGTGTAACTGGAGTTCCTGTTAATATCATTCTATTGCTAACTTGATTTGAAAGTTTTGAAATTCTTTCTGTTCTTACAGCTTTTGGATTTTTAAACATATGACTTTCATCTAGAATTAACATCGAATGTGTGTTTTGTTTAATCAGATTTACTAATTTCAAATAATATTTATCTGATTTGCTAATTGTTTCACTTCCTATAACACATATAAATTCATCTTGAATATTTTCTATATAAGCAACAGAGAATATAGAGTGTTTATTTATATCTGAAATTAAATTCTTTTTAGTAGAACAAGGGCATATCCAAAATACCCTTGTTATTTTACCTTTATTTAATTTATGTTGTATTAATTCGAGTGCAGTTCTTGTTTTACCTGTACCCATATCCATAAATAATGCGCACGCTTTCAAGTTTTTAAGTTTGTTAAAAGCATGTTGCTGGTGTTTAAACAAATTAGTCTTCAAGTAATTCATCTAGAGCACCAACTTTCACTTCTTTTATTCCTACTATTTCTAAGAAGTTTTCAAATACAATTTCACCTTTTAAGTATCTCTTTAGTGTAGAAATTTTGTGTATATCATCTACATCACATATTTCAGTTATTTTGCCATTTAAAATGATACAATATTGTGAATAGCCGTAGTTGTTATTTCTATATCTTATATCCAAAATATCTAATTCATTAGCTTCAAAATCACCTTCTATAACTACATCATTTCTGCATCTTGTTTCTTGCAAATTATAAAAGTATCTTTCAATTCCTTTTTTACCATAAGTACATCTTGCTACGTAGCCTTTATTTCTAATATCACATTCTGTTTTAAAATAGAACGTATAAGTTTTATCTAATATTCTATTAACTTCTGCCTGAGCTTGTTTTATATCTCTAATTCTTTTATTTAGTTCTTCTTTTATATCTAATGCTAAACTTTTTAATTCTTCTACAGTCATTTCTTTTAGTTTCATAATATCCCCCTAATCATAATACTTACTTTCAAATTCCTCCCATGATTTACTAAATTCATGATTTTGAAATGCTTCTTTTAATCCAGTAATTTGTTTTAATTTGATTACCTCATCTAGTTCCATTCCTATTTTTTTACAAATTTCTTCATCAGTCCAGCCTGCCTTAGCAAGATCTAAAACTATTTCACTCATAGAACGTATTTGATGTGTTCCTCTAGCTCTATTATGTCTTATTGTACTCCCTATACGTTCATCTAAGGGCTTGTCTAATACAACTATAGGCAAATATCCATGTATTCTTTTATTTATATCTTTGTACTCTTTACCAATTCTATTTCTATGGAATCCATCAACCACTTCATATTCTCCATTTTCAAGTTTATAAGCTACTATAGGTTGAGTATACCCATCTAATTTTATGGATGTATGGAGTAATTTCATTTCAGTAGAAGCAACTTTATTAGGATTATATTCATTAGCTTTAACTTTGTCGGCTTTTATCCATCTTACACAATCAACAGGTTCTTCAAATGGTGAAACTTCTGTTAATGCTTCTTTTATAGAATTAATAGCATCCACCTTTTCATCTAATTCCATAGAGTTTACTTTTTCTTTTAAAAGAGTTAGTATATCTTCTAGTTTTAATTCGTTATTTATTTTCATATTAAAAGATAATTGTTTCATATTAATCCACTCCCTTATTTATTTTCTCAGCAACTTGTTTTAGATGCTTATCATTTGTAGCATTTGCATCTAATAAGTTGTTATATTTCTTTTTAAGTTCAAACATTCTTTCTACATCACCTTTTGTCTGACCAAAAGATAATCTTTTCATCCAGAAATCATTTCTTTCTATAGCTCTAGCAATTCTTCTCCATGATGCTACCTTTTTAGCAGATTCTAATTTACTATCTTCTTCATCTTTTATATCTTGAAGTTTAACTCCTTCATGTTTTTCGTACCATTCCAAGAAAGTTGTAATTTTCTTATGATAATGATCACGAAGTTCTGGAGCATATAACCCAATACTTTCAAGTAACCATACGGTATATTGTTCCCATGTCATGTTAGTTGGTTTTTCTGATTTTATATTTCCTAAAAGAGAACTTCTGGCGTAGATATTACCAAAATTAACACCATGCACACGATTAAGGACCTTTTCCCATGTTTCATATTCTAATGCTTTAAATTGGTCTAGTCCATTCCTTTGGTCATCTCCATAAGGCTGACAAAGTCTTTGTTCATGTATACTTACACCATTTTTATACATAAGTTCATATATTTCATTAAATTTTAAATCTAATTTTGCTACTGCACCCCAGTCATCTTCTGTTCTCCAATCATAAATTGGATAAAAATTATAAACATTTTTCATGTGCTTAAATTTAACTTGAGTGGTCCATGGTTTCCCTTTATAACGTACTTTTTTATCTGAAATTATTGTTCTAAAACGATTAAGACTTTCATCGCTTCTTATTCCTACACCAGTTCCAGTAAGTCCTCCATGTTTTTTATTAAACCAATCAGCGAAATAAAGTATAAAATCCTCAAACTCCATACCTCTTTCAAACCAATCCCATTCTTTAGGATAATTATCTTCGTTTATTACATATTTTTTATATTTGCCCGTAGGCATATTTCTAACCCATTTAGCTTTATCTTTTTTATCCCAACACATCCATTTTGGTTGGATAACTGATACGGCATTTCTTAAGCTAAGAGGTAAACAACACCAATAAACATCCTCTAAAACATCACTACATTCATCAATTAATACTTTTACATGATCTATTGTAGCTTTATATTGTGCTTCTAAATCGATGTATAATATTGAGAATTTTTTTCCTAGCTCTCTAGCTTTTCTAGCAGTTAGTTGCATCATTATAGAACTATCTTTTCCACCACTCACTGATAAAAATATAGAATCAAATTCATTGAATGCAAATTCAATTCTTTCAAAAGCAGCATCTAAGACATTCTTATTTTCATTATATATCTTAGCCATTTCATTCCTCCTTATAATAAAATAAAAGCCTTTTTGTTCGGAAGGCTAACCGATTATTTTGCTCCTTATTTTTTGTCATATCCTTGGTAGAAATAATATTTTCTTTCTCCATAATTATAATGTTTATCTTCTGTTTCTTCTGGAATGCCTACCATTTCGCAAAGTTTTTTATAATCTTTTTCTTTGAAGTCTTTTCCTATACAACCAAGTGCATTAGTGTAATTGTTATCTCTTAGAATTTCATAAAATTGTTCCTTAGTGAATTTTTTGTTAAACTCTTGACCTAGTCTGTACCATTTATTCATTTTTATCCCCCTATTTATTCAGATTCAACACAATCGAAATATCTAAACATTTCAGTTGCTTTTTCTTTGTTTTCTTCACTTTCTTTTACAAATCTTAATAATCCACCCACGAAGTAATCAAAATCTCTCCAACCATCTTCGTCATGATAACAATGTAAAAATGTATGTTTTTTACTTTCATCTAAATAAAATCTTACTTCATATATATTTTTTCCTACGTCTGCTGAATGATGTGTAATTTCTTTTGTAAAGTTATTTTCTAGATATTTATATATATCCCATTTGTTAACTTCGTTAAAGAATTTTTTTCTATTTATTACTGTCATTTTCTTTTCCCCTTCTTGAGCTAAGAAAGATAAACATAAACCTAATTGAGCTTGATAATCTACTTCTGGATATTGTTCTTTTATTTCCTTTGTCATTTTATGAGCTTCTTTCATTAAATTTCTTTTCATCTTTCTTACCCCTTTCTTATTATTTATTATACTTATATAATACACTATTCGTTACGAATAATCAAGCGAATTTGAAACTTTTTTAAATTTATTTTTTGACAATAAAAAATAGGCTAGAATTAAGTAGCTAGCCCATTTCTATAAGTCTATTTAATTTTATTTTTTATCAAAATTAACTAATTCAATTTCTGCTTCTTCTAGTATTTCACTTGATAATTCATCAGGATAATCTCCTAAATAAACTATTTTTTCTATTCCTGCATTTATACACATCTTTGCACATAATACACACGGTTTTGTAGTTACATATAACGTAGAATGATTTATATTAACTCCATTGTAAGCTGCTTGAATTATAGCATTTTGTTCAGCATGTAAAGCTCTACAAAGTTCATGTCTTTGTCCTGAAGGTATTTTTAGTTGTTTTCTTTTGCATCCGATTTCTTCACAATGTTTTAATTTTTTAGGTGCTCCATTATAACCAGTCGCTAGAATTTGTTTATCTTTTACAATAACTGCTCCTACTTGTCTTCTAATACATGTTGAACGTTTCTTTACTATTTCAGCAATTTCCATAAAATACTCGTCCCATGTTGGTCTCATAATTTCACCTACTTTCTAGGATTTTTACAACTCATGCTACCTTCTGGGCATTTACCTGTAACTGTACAAGGTGCTCCAGCATTTTTAAATAATACAGGTGCTACTTCTTTTACTAATTTAAGCATTTCATCTGCTAGTTGTCTAATTTCCCATTGAGCGCGATTGCAACATCTTTTATTAAAAAGATTATATAAACTTCTAGCATTCATTGTTGTAACCATTTTAGTTTCACAAGCATTAGGAAATACATATCTAGCATCTTCTATAGCTTGTTTTTCTATTGCATTATATTCTTTTTTATTATTTTCTTTATATATAAAATCAATATAGTCTTTTATGTTGGCTATATGTACGAAAGATTCAAAAAATGCTCTCGAATTTCTAAAAGCTAAATATTCATCTCTTATTTTATCCTCTATTAATATTTGTACTAAATCATCATAAGCATTTTGACATCTTTCCATATGTTTAATAAATATTTTTTTAGCTTCTTCATTTCTTTCTATCTCTGGTGGGATTATATATTCAAACTGATCAAGTTTTACATATCTTTGAGATTGTTGTGAGAAACTTGCTATTCTATGTCTCACTATTTGGTGAGAACAACTTCTTGATATTCCTTCAATTCCAAAAGTAAATGTAACATGTTCTATTGGGGATTCATGTCCCATACTTACTAAATGTTCTACAAATTTTGCTACTTCTTCATCTGTAAGTTTTTCCATTATTCCGTCTACTCCTACTGGTGAGTAACAAAGTTTTGCTGCTGCTGCAACTATTGCATCTGAATTAGGCGTATGAGCCATTAATTTTACTTTTAATTCTGCCATTTTTAATATTCCTCCTATTTGTTAATTAATTCTTGCCATGCTTTTTCTTGAGCTTGTTCTGTTAATTTTTTTGATGGAATTATACCAAAACGTTTTACTTTAATTTTATATATTTTACTTAATTTATTACAACAAAACAGAGCTTCTTCTAAACTCCATTGGCCGTCTGCTGCTCTATCATTACAATATCTGCTAAACTCTTTTAATGTCATCCCTTTAAATTTTTCTTTCATTATTCATCATCCTCCCATTCTTCTAATTCTTTTCTTAAATGATTTAATTTTGCCCATGCATAGTTAAATTTTTCTGTTCTTTCAAATACATAATTTCCTTGATAATCTCTTGTGAATTTAATTTTTAACCATGATAAAGCTAATGCTAAATATGTACTTTTTACAATTTTCTTTTCCTTTGTATCTACAGGTTTAGTTTGTTTTATAGGTCCTTGGCCATTAAGTTGTCTACATTTCTTTTCATCAGGATCTAAAAACATACATAAGTCATTAATTTTAGAACATTTTATTTCCTTCCCCATTTTCGTTGCATACTTGCATTTCATAAATTTTAACTTCCTCCCTCATTTTACCTTTAGTTAGACAGCCACAATCTTTGCATTGACTGACTACTCCATAATCTATTTCTAAGAAGAACACCATACCCCCACAAAGAGGGCAGGCATTCTCTTTTCCTCCTAAGATTTTTCTCATGTTTTCACCACTTTATAGATTCTATTATCTCAAAATTGTTATTAAACTCTTCTTTGCTCATAATTAGTTGTATACCTTTCTTGAATATTCTGACTCTATTTCCAGTTATATATTGATATTCAAACTTTTTACCTCGTCCAAAATTAAGCTGATTTATTTTTTTAGATACATTCTTTTTCAATTTACATTTTCCTGTTTTAAAGTTCAATATTACACCATCTTTTCTTATTTAGATATCTCCATTGAATTTCTCCACCGGATATTCTAGTTTCTATATTTTCTATATTGTCTAATCCAAGTATCCATTCCCTATATTGATTTATTTCTTCATCAGATAAACCTTTGTAAAATTTAAATCTACTAAGAGTTTTATCTATCTGTTCAACACACCAATCATACTCAGACAATTCTGCTTGTCTATTAAATTCTGCAATATTATCATCAACTTCTTTTTTTGCTTCTTCATAAGTAAAATATACTTTATCAGGTCTTATAGATACATGTGTTATATACGGAACAAACATCGGCCATTTTTTTACAACTCTAAAACCTTGATTTGTAATTTCTGTTTCTATATTTCCTCCAAAGATTTTACTCTTTTTAACTAAATAACCTTTATTATATGCCTCTTTTATACCTTTAGAATCGTTAATTTTACAGTTTTTTAAGAACTCATTTTCTTCTTCATCTAAAACTTCATGTGTTACTTCAAATAATTTTGTATCATAAGACCAACCTTTAGGTAGTTTTCTATATCTTTCCTCGCTCTTAAATTCATCAAGTGGTATTCCGTCTATAATTCTACGTTCTCTTGGCACAATATAATCAATTATAACTGCATCAGAAAATTGTTCATCTACTAAGCCATATTGAACAGAATATTCATGTGCTTTTTTATGACACCAATAAACTAGATCTTCTTTATTAAAACGTTTTTCAAATCCTGGTTTCATTTATCCCCCTTACATATATAACTTACTTATTATCCATGCACCAATAACCACTATGATTATTGCATCTGCTATTGCTCTATTCATGTTCTTCTATGTACCAATCTTCTGGAATATCCTCTAAAGTGCAACTACCTAGTATATCATATATAGGGCAGTTACCTGATTCATACATATCATCACATTGTTTACCTGTAACAGATTTACAAGTTTGTTGAATTACTTTAAGTGCTTTTATTAACTCTTTTCTATCTTCCATTATTCCACCTCCAGTAGTTCTTTATTTTCGTATATATTTCCTATTACTTCTAAATATTTTGGAGGTATACCGCCTAAATCCAAATCAAAATATTGTGTATTATCTTCATCATATATATCTTGCATCATAAAACTACAACTTTCTTGATTGTAGAACACTTTAAATTTAGTTCCTATATAACAATTATCTGGATGTAAAGTTGGACCATCAACTATTTCCACTATATCTCCCTCATATATTTCTTTGTCGTTAGCATCTTTACAACCTGTATATTGTCCAGCACTTTCCTTATCTACAATAAATACTTCTCTAATACCAGCTGTTACGTATGCATTAGATGAACCATCTATAAAAATTGATTGATGTAATCCATAACCATAAACCCATCTTTTATCGAATTTGTCATATCCTCTGAATTTAATTTCTCTCATTTTTTATTTTCCTCCTATCAAATGAATTGTATTGTTTTGCTTATGATGATCATATATAGTAACATCTTTTCTTTTTATTTCTATAACCATGTTATATGTGTATCTATATTGTATTGAGGATAACTCAAATTTGATTATCTCTAATTTTTTAGCTTCAATTTGTCTTTTCATAAATTCAATATCTATATCTTTTATTTTTACTCCTGGTACATATATTGGTAATATTATTTTTCTATAATTATGATTTTTCATAGCATTAATAATCGGATTTACTACTCTCTCTTTATACATTGTCTTTATAGCTTCTTCTCTATATGTATACTCTTGTATTTCTTCATCTTCATCTAACATAGTCAATATTACATTTCTTACCCTCTCTGGTCTTAAATTGCAGTTCTTGCAATTAAAAACTAATAATGCACTTCCTCTTAAAATTCTTATAAAGTTATCACATCTACAATCACATTCTTTATGCCAGATGCCCTTTTTTATCTTTATTCTTTTATTCATATAGTCCCTCCAATTCCTTTTCAGCTAATTTAATTGCTTCCAATGTGCTATATCCCTTTTCTTTGAATTTTTCTACAACTTCATCACCTAAGTAATATATGACGAATAGTAAAGCTCCTATTGTAAAAAATCCTATTATTACTTCTAAAATGGTCGTTATTATTTCACATTTTATAAAAATCATAAAACCCATCGTAATGGTAAAAACTATAGCTATTGCATATAATAAAAGTCTTATAGCACCGACTATTATTTTTATGATTATTTCTAATACATTTTTCATAAATTTCTCCCTAAAATGTTTTTTTACTCATTCTTCCAGCAAAATAAATTAAGAAAAATCCTAATGTTACCATTAACCATTTTAAAGTATATAAACTCGGATTTCCTGCAGTTATATATACAATTGCATATCCAATTACCAATAATAACATGTACATATTTATCATCTCCTTTATATTTTGTGTTTAGTATTGTTTCTTTTCTTCTTGTTCTATTTTTATTTCTATATTTGTTATTGCATATTCCATGGCTTTTTGTGGAGTTAAATTATATTTTTTAATATATTCCCTAGCCAGTTCTACAATTTCATTCACTCTGCTTAATAGCAAAGCTTATCACCCCCTTTTTAGTACTTGTAATTCTTCAAGTTTCTTACAATCAACATACTTGCATTTATCTTTACAGTTATGTTTTATAATCGTTCCTTCTCCATATGCTCCTACTATTTGTGGTCCTAAATAGTTGCTGCAGTATTTATCGCCAGTTTCTTTTTTAAAGTATTTACATTTCATCTTTATCACCTAATTTTCTGTTATATCAACTATAGCTGCTACTTCTGAAAATCTTACAAAGAAATTTTGACCATCTTTATCATCTTTAAATAAATTGATTCCCTTTTCTTCTTCCTCTGCTATTTTATTTATATCTGCTAAATTTCTTATGATATTTTCCTCTTTGAAACTTCTTTCAAATTCCTTACCACTTTTTAAAATTATTCTAAATTTTCTGTATTGCTCTGCCATATACTTACCCCCTATTTTCCAGTTTTTTTGCGATTCTGTTTTGTTTATATGCTATCCACTTTTGTACTTCTAAAGCATCAATATCATATAATTCTTTAAGCCATTCAATTCCTATTAGTACATCAGCTATTTCCTCTGCCATGTTGTCAGCATCCAATTTGCCTCGTTTTGCTTTGCTTATTGCTTGAATTAATTCTGCACATTCTTCCATTGCGATAGTTGTAAATAATTCCTCATTTTCTGATGCCTTCATGAAGTATTTTATTGTATTTTCTTTTTTATCCATTTTTCTCCCCTATTCTTTTACATTTATTTGCTCCATAGATACTCTAGCTGTTCTACCTTTGCCATTTCCTTTGTCCCAGCTTTCTCTTTCTATAAAAACAAATTCTTTTGTCTTTCTATCAACAGCTATGTATAATCCAGTTTCTTCTAATAGTCCTTTTAATACTGTGCATATCATTGTAACAGCACTTTCCATTTCTTCTTTATTCATATTTCCTCCTTGTATTCAACAATTTTAGTATTTTGTCTTAGATTTAAACATCTTTTTTCAGCATCTTCTATCAATCTGTCTTTATACTTTTCTGCACATTCTAAACTGCAAGTTTGTTTTAAAAATTTTTCTCCAGGAATGTCAATCGTATAATGTTTTTGCTCTCTACAGTCGTAAACTTTCCCACAAAATTCACATTTATATGTATAATCGTCCATACTAACCTCCTATATAAAACTTAATTTGCCATCATTCTTTTTATATAATCTTCCATAGTTATCTCATTCGCTCTTTCTTCAACTTTTTTAGCAGCATTTTCACAGTTTAATTTAGCTTGTTTGAAATAGCTATCTTTTAATTCTATACCTACGCCTTTTCTATTCATTAATAGTGCTTGATATATACTAGAACCTATACCAGCAAATGGATCTAGAACTATATCCCCTGGATTGCTCCATAATTCTATACCTCTTTGTATTACATCTAATTGTAAAGGGCATATATGTCTTTCGTCTTTTTCATCTCTTGCCGAATTTCTTTGTAGTGTATTTGATTGTTTTATATCCATCCATACTGGTGATGCATAATTTTGCCACAAATCAACTGGGAAGCTTTCATTTGTATGTGTTATTCTTTCAAGGTTTTCTCCTGGTTTTCTCATAGTTATTAAATAATCTGGAATACCTTGTCTACACATTGAGCTATCTTTTTTTATTTGTTTATGAAGTAATCCTAGTGCTTTTGTTCTTTGCATTTCCGTTACAGGATTTTTCCATATACAAACTTCTGAATGAAATATAAATCCAGCATCCACAAATAATTTTATAAGTTCCCCTCTAAAATCTTTTAATCCAATTACACCATCTTTAGATTTCATCATAGGTAAATTCATACAATGAAAACTTATTAATCTACCTGGTTTTATAACTCTGTATAATTCAGATACTAAAAATTCAAATTGTTTATAAAATTGTTCGTCTTTGCTGCAATTTCCCATATCTCTATCTGAATTAGAATAAGTATATAAACTTGCAAATGGCGGACTAAATATACTGTAATGTATGCTGTTATCTGGAATGCCTTTTAATACTTCCACACAATCTCCTTGATATAATGCATAGTTTTCTTTTGTAATTTGGTCTATAACCTTCATCTCAAACCCCTCCTTTATGCTATCCAACTTGGAATCTCCATTTCAATTTTAGGATTGTATTCAGTTGTTATCCTTGTTGTTTGTTTTAATTCTTTAGATGTGATATCTTTAGTTAGCTTAATCATTGCCTTTTGCATTTTCTCTGCATCTTGCTGTTTTCTCTCGATATTTTCTTTTACTGTACCTTCTTTTGAACTTATTATGATATATATGTTTACTTCCTTGTCTTGTCCGAATCTCCAGCATCTTCTAATAGCTTGATAATATGCTTCATAGCTATCTGATAATCCAACAAATATCATATTTCTGCAATTTTGCCAGTTCATTCCGAATCCTGCGATTGACGGTTTAGTAACTAGGCATTTGATTTTATCATCTGAAAAATCTAACATAGCTGTACTTTTATGTTTTTGTTTATCTGATCCTTTTACTTCAACACTATCATTTATAAGTTGATGTAATTTTTTACTTTCATCATTTAAATCACACCATACCAGGAAAGTTTCTTCCGAATTATTAACTATATCTGCTGCAACTTGGCATCTAACATCTAAACTTTCTTTTCTTGCATTTCTTCTTTGAGTTAGTGTTAATTTTTCAGTTGTTATTGGTAATCCATCAGCAACTATTTGATTTATATTTAATTTTGGTAAGTCATATCCTTCTATGTTATAGCCTAAATTATTTGGATTATCTATAAATACTGACCAACTAGCCATCCATTGCCAGTAATTATTCTCTGCATGTCCTTTTAATCTCCATTTAGATGTTTGACCTCCGTCATGTACAAAGTACATAGATAGCATTTCCGCTCTTGTCATAACTCCTAAAAACTCTGAATGATTTCCTAATTCCATATAGTCATTTGGCGCTGGTGTTGCTGTACATGCTAGTTTATAAGGTGTTTTTCTAAAGTTCTCTATTATCTGATTTCTTACTTTGCCTGTAAAACTTTTTAATATCGAACTTTCATCTAATACTATTCCAATAAATTCATTTGCTACAAATTTTTCTAATTTTTCATAGTTTGTTATATTTATACCTTCTTTTACATCATCTTGATTTTCGCATATATTAACAGGTATATGGAATTTTTCTCCTTCTCTTTGAGTTTGTGTAGCTACTGCTAATGGTGCTAATATTAATATTTTTCCACCTTCATGTTTGTATATTTGATTTGCCCATTCCAGTTGCATTGGAGTTTTCCCTAATCCACAATCTGCAAATACTGCTGCTCTTCCTTTTTTTAATGCCCATCTAACAATATCCTTTTGAAAATCAAATAGCATTGGATTTAAATTTTCTTTTTCTATATCAAATCCATAATTTTTCATTTGTTTATTCTTAGAATTAATAAAATCTTTATACTCCATATTCCCTCCTAAAAAAATGTCAGTTGTTCATAATTAACTTGTTTTATTTCTTCTTGTTTGAATTCGTATTTTAGTCTTTCCCTTTCTAGATCTTCAAATTTACTTTGGTCTCCACATGCTTTATGAAAGCATTCATCACATAACCATATACAATCTGCTTCATCACTTCGTATATTTGCTTTATGTCCTTCTTGATTGATTTCTTTTGCACAGTTGTAACATTTAATAACAAGTAACTTTTCTTGTCTCAATTCTTCATCGTTATAATTAATTTTTCTTTCTTCATTTGGCCAATCTACTCTATTGCAAGCATAAACACATAAATTAGATTTTTCACATCCATAGCAACAAGCATTTGTACACATTTTCTCTTGTTGAATAATTGCTATCAACTCTTGTCTTCTTATTTCATTTTCTTCTTTTATGCCCTCTATCGCTTCTTCTATCTCTGCCATGATTAATTCTTTTACTCCGTCCATACGTTCACAGCCAAATGGTGTCATGTTGCCACATTCAAATTCCATTTTATTCACCTTGTTTATCTTCCAATTCTTTTGCTAATCTAAACATTGAAAATATCTTGCTTGATTTTGGTATGTATTTATATCCATCTATTTCGCAAGTATTACCATTTACACATTTCATTCCTTTTGCAACTCCGAATAACTTGCAAATAACTGGTCTAACTTTGTATATCAAACATTTTTTATTTTCTTCATCTCTAAAATAACAAGTGTTATCTAAACGAAAAAATGGTTTTATATTATTCTTTATGCAATAATCCTTGATAGTTTTATATTCTCTTTCTCCCATTAAAACTGGACCACAACATTTGCCACAATTAGTGCAATTAGTGTGTTTCGGTATATACTCAACATTCTTTATATTATTCATTTTATTTCTCCCTATTTTAATCTTAGTTCAAATAAAAATGTATCGTAATTGTCTAATTCATCATCTGTCATACTGTCTAAATCTCTGTGTTCTATTTCAAATTCATCCTCTAGCATTTCTATCCATTGTCTAAAAGTTAAATCATGATTTGCTTCTATTTCGTAATCTTTTATTTTTTTATCTAATAGTTTCTTTGTTAATTTCATTTTATTTTTCCTCATAAAAAGTTATATTTTTTAATACTATGTCGAATGTTCCTTTTTCGTTTTTTCTAAAGCTGTATTTCATTGGATCTTCAAAATCTGTTAACTTTCCTTTTATACTAAAGCCAGTATCAGTTTTTATATTTCTGTTTTTAAGTTTCTTTTCAATCCATTTCTTGTCTATTTCAAAGTTTTCAGTTAAACCTCTATCTTCCATTTGCTCGTTAAAGTTTTCTTGTAATTCTTTGTCTTGAATACTATTTTCAGCAAATTTTTTAACATCTAGAGTTTCTTTTTCTTTTAAAGTATAATTAAGCATACTTCTTATATCTTCGGCCATTTTCAAATCTTCTGATATTGCATTTGTTATCCAGTTATCTGCAGTTTTCTTAAATACTTTTGTTTTATATTTATCATCTTCTATCTTTTCAGCATTTAGAAACTCTGTTAAAAATTTAGTTTCTAGTTGGTCCTTTTCTGCATCTTTGTCTAATAATCTAAAGTGATAATAATCATTCACTCCATTAGGTCCAACTATTACACATTGCTTTTGTCGGCCTGTTTCAGGTATACCTATCTCATTTGATGCGATTTGTATGTTAAATTTATCTTCTACATATTCTATTGAATGAGTATAAAGTTTTTTATAATCAAGTTTTATAATTGCTACATTTTTTTCATCTTTAACACTGTATAAACATATTGCTAAATCACAAGAATCTATTTCATTATTTCGTTGCATTACTTCAAATAAATATGCTGCTATCTCTTTTGAGTTTTGTAAGAATGTCTTTTCATCGTAAATTATTTGTTCACAGCAATTTTTTACGATATTATCGTTGTAATCTTTGAATTTTGCTTTTCTTAGATCATCATCTTTTAAAACTCTAGTTATTATCTTTTGAAAAAACTTATCTACTTCTAAACTATTTTTACATTCATAGTCATTTAATATTGGAGCATCACTATTTGTATCTAGTACATGTATTATTGATTTATGTATTATCATTTTTCTTCCCCTTTCAATGCATCTTGGCCAAATAAGGCTACTGCCATTTTTTCGATTATTTTCTTTTTAATGTAATGTACATTTGCTATTGTACAATCAAACTCCTCGGCAATATCTTTAAGAGTTTTTTCTTCAAAGTAAATATATTTAAATATCTTTCTTTGTTTTTCACTCATGCTTTTAAACACTTCTGATATCACCTTTCTGTTTTTTTTATGTTCAAATATATCTCCCTCAACTTTTGCAATTAAATCATCTATTCTTATAACTTCATTTTCTATAGGTCTATTAATTGCATGAGTTGGAGAAGATTTAACCATATCATTACAAACTGCCTTTATCGCCCCCCTATCTCCGTCCTTTATCTTTTTTATATGTTCTTCCTTTTGCTGTATATAGATAGTTATAAATTTCATGTTTTTTAAAATCATTTCTGTTTCTTCCATAACATCTTTATTCAAACATTCCACCTCATTATTTTTATTTTGTAGATAAAATAATTTTCTTGAATGTTTATATCATTTTCTTGAACTCCCAACCTCTTTCGATTAACTTTGCCATATGTTTTATTCGACCTTCTTCTAAGAGATTGATTAATCCTATTTTGTCTAAAAGACCTAAAGATGCTTGAATCATATCAAAGAATTCTTCGATTATATGTTCTTTTTCTTCATTTGTTCCACTTTCTGCTTCGAATTTTGCTACCGCTCCAATAAATTCAGCTTGTTCTTCTGTTACTTTCATCATTTGTTCTATAGTAGAAAGATGATTTTCAGCTAGAAGAGGCATTATATATTTGTTGTATTCTATTTTTTTGTACTCTTCTTTATAACACTCATCGCATATTCCAAAGAAGTCTCCAACAGTTTGAGGATCTTCATATTCTCTATTGCATTCTTTGCACTTCTTCATAATCAACCTCCCAGTCTAAAAAGTAATTTAAACAATCTTTGCAACTTTTAAATTTTGTACAATTTTTTATATAAAAATCACTTTTACATAAGTCTATTTGTATTAAATCAGTTATAACATCACAAGAGCTTTTTAAGTTTTCAACTAAATATTTAAATACCTGGTCTTTATCACTCTCTATTCTGCCTTTACTCATAAGAGCTACGTATTGAAAAACTTTCACTTTATCACCATCCTCTAACTCCAGCATATTGAACTTCTTTCGTCTTTAACTCTTTTAAATATGCATCTAGCTCATTTGGATTAAGTTTATAAACTTTAATTGTATTTCCATTAGTTTTTTCTAATTTTTGTACTTTTGGTACAAATGCATTTTTAATATTTTTACTTGTTCTTAAGCATCCACAACTTTTTACTTTCTTTTTTAGTAAACTGGATCTAACTACTAATTTTTCATTTCCACACTCACATTTACATAAGTAATAATCGTATTTTATTTTTCCTGTATTTCTTTTTCCAGCATACTCTACAACTGTAAGCTTTCCTATTTTCTTTCCTACTAAATCTTGTTTGTCAACTTTTCCAAAAGGTCTTCCCATTATATTAACCCCCTTCAAGATTTTACTATTTTTTATTTTCTATTTTCTTTATATATTTTTTTACAAAGGAAATAGGTCTGTTTATGTTGTAAGCTATTTCTAATGCACTATAACCTTTTTTATACAATCTTTTTAACTTTCTTATTTCTAAATCAGTTGCTATTTTGCCTCCCATATTCATCACCTTTTCATAGCCCCAGGAGGTTTTACGCCTCCTAGGATATTTATTAGTTAATTTTCTTCTTTTAAAGGTATAATTCTTATTTCTTTTAAAATTGAATCATACTCTACTGTCAGAAAAGTTTCTCTATTTATGTGTAACAATCTTCTTAATTCTGCAGGTATAGATACTCTTCCTAATTTATCTATCTTTCTTATATTTCCTACTCTTTCTTTCATAGTTACTCCTTGTCTTTTAATAACTCTGCAAGCTTTTCTATTGCACCTTTTAAAGCTTCTTCTATGTTTGTTTCTTCTGTTTCAGTATGTGATTTGATTTTTATATCTTTACTTCTTAGTTGTATTATTTTTTCTATTGATGTAGTTAAGATGTTTAATAATTTTGTTTCACTTATATCACATTCATCTGCCATTCCTTTTAGAGCTCCATAGTTTAAATATGCTAGTTCAGTCAACATTTCTGCTCTGTCTTCACCTTTTATGTTTACCTCTACTTTTCCATTATTTACGATTGCTTTTATCATCTTTTACCCCCTAAAATATAATTTCTGTGCTTTTTTCTGCTATTAAAACAGGTATTCCAGTAGCTTCTTCTACCTTTTCTTTCATTATTTGACTATCTCCGTGTTTGTCACTTAAATGTAATAACATCAAATTTCTTGTCTTACTTAAATCACTAGCTTTTAGAAAGTCAATTACATTTTCAAGTTCAAAATGTGATTCTTTTATACGAACGCTTAAACTTGTTTCTATGCAATATTCTTCTAAATTTTCTTTGATATAGTTACATTCAACCAAGATACTATTTACATTCTTGAAGTTGTATTCACAGTAGCAAGTATCAGTTATAAATAACAAAGTTCCTATGTCCTGATGTTTTATAAGAAATCCTAAAGGTTCTTCTGCATCATGAATAACATCAAACGGTAAAATAGTAAAATTTCCTATTTGTTGCCTTTTGTTAGCTTTTACTATTTTAGTCCTATAGTTTTTTATGTTTAACTTTTCAAAAGTCCCCTTAGCTGAATATACATCTATTCCATTTTCTGTTAAGTCTTTAATTGATTTAGAGTGATCTTTATGTTCATGAGTAACTAAACATCCAACAACTTTGTCAATTTTGTAATTAAGACCTTTTAAAATTTCTTTATATTTGATACCTGCTTCAATTATTAGAGTTTCATCAGGAGTAATAAGTAAATAGCAATTACCCCTGCTCCCACTTGCTAAAACTTTTAAAACGGACAATCTTCTTCCTCTTGAGTTTCTTCTACAACTTCAGCATCTATTTTCGTATCTTCATCAATTATTTCTGCTTCCATTTGCTCTACTTCATCTATATCTATTGTTTTTTTATTAGCTTTTTCTGTTATTTCACTTTCAAAAGCTTCATTTTGGAATGTCACAACATCTTCATCATCTGAATAAGGGCTTCTATTAAATGCACTTGCAAATAACTCACTATCATCTGATGTATTTATATATAATTTACAAGCTCTATTTATAACAGTTCTTTTAGCCATTTGATCTGGGAAATTTATATGTGAAGGACTTTTACCTTTTGTTGGTCCTTGCGCCCATGATGTTTTTATTTGTGGCATACTCATATATTCCGTATGTAAAACCCCTTCTTCTCCTATAACAACAGCAAATGCTCCTATTATCTTTGAGTTATCTATATTTTTTAAATCAGGTTTATAATCTATTACATTTATATTTCCATTTTTATACTCAAACTCAACTTCATCACCTTCATAGATACAATAAGCTTTCACATCTTTTATATATTTACTTCTTTTCGCTGCAGCTATAGTTCCCATATAGCTTTTAGTTAGTTGGAGTTTATTTCCATGTGGAATAAAGTAACATTGCTTTTTCGAAGGACTTAATCCTTGAATAATCATATCTAAAAGAGAATTTGCTATACTTACTTTTGTACAAGTTTCTAATACACATCTTTTATTTTTATCTTTTGTTTCTTGTAAGATTAGATAAGCTGATTTTAAAGCGTTTTGTGCTGCATAATTCTCTGGTATTACTAATTCTTTACTTGCTTGTAACTCTCTTACCCTTTCTAAAACTTCGTCTGTAACAGTTTTAGGTTTTTCTGCAATATTTTGAGATTGTTTAATTATTTGATTTTTCAATACTCGTCACTCTCCTAACTTTTTAGTGTTTAATTATGTTTAATTATAGACAAATGTGTTTATATCACACTATCTAACCAATAAATTTTATTATATTTCCAAAGTAATCTACATTTTCTTACATTGACTTTTTTGCAATGTTTTGTAGGACTTTGAAAATTTAATGCGTTCAAATGTGGATATAATGCTGTAACATATCCTTTATGAGTTTCTCCATTTCTGTAAGTATATTCAACCAAATCTCTATGTTTAATTCCTAATACATTATCTGTTTTTGCTTTTGATTTTCTACGCATCGGTTTAATCATCCATTCTTTTATATTGCAAGTATCTGGAAAACAATTTGTTATACAAATAGCATCGTTTGAATGAGATTTTTCTATATTCCATTCAATTCTTTTATTTGCAGTATCTCCACCTGTTGTAAGATGTAATATTCCTAATTGTTTAATATTTTCTCTAAGATAATTTTTACCTTGCATGACATGCATTGCATAATCAAATCTTTTTGGCTTACTTTTTATTTTGGTGAAATATCTCTCTTCAAATTCTCGTTCTTTCCCTTCTGTCTTTTGATGACAAGAAGAACAAAGAGTAATGAGATTCCCAATAGTATTTGCTCCACCAAATCTCTTTGCTCGAATATGATGAACCTCAAGTACAGTATTTGTTTTTCCACATTCTTGACATTTACAACTATCTCTTAATATTGTCGCTTTTCTAAGATTTTCATCTAATCTATTATTCTTCTGATATTGCCAATTATAAGGTTTATATCCATCGGCCATTGCTCTTATATCTATTGCTACATCTTCAAGATAATATTCTTTAATATTTATCCATTTATTTAATTGATATAAAACTCTAAGAATAGAATCTTTCTTTTGTTTAATACTTGGCGCTAATCTATTAGTTTTTTTTGAAGATGCTCTATTATTGAATCTAGGTTTACGATATCTTTTATGATATCTACGGTATTGTCTATATCCTCTACGAACATCCATTAAGTGTTTTACATCTTGTCTTTGTTCAATAGTTCCTTTAAATACAACTTTATTTTTACTTGGACATTTTTGAACAATTGCTATTCCAACATGAGAACTACCATCGTCAATTCCACAAACCATATGACTTTCATCTTCGTCATCAGGTTCAACTTCTTTTTCTAACTGAATTACCATAGGATATTTACTTTTTAATTTTGCTCGACCTTTTCTAATCAAATACCAACCTTTATTTACTTTAGTTGGAGCTAAAGGTCTATTGTTTTTATCTACAACAAAACAATATTCAATTTTATTTTCCATCTCTGGACACCTTCCTTTCGGAGAATTTTTCGTCTTGGGAATGTCAAGTAGAGGATATGTGTTTCCCTGTTATCAATACAGGACATTAGCATTGTTTCTTGGTTAGCACTCACAGAGTTTCAGACTGACGATTACATCTAAAAGTGTGTGTTTACCTTACTACTCAACATAGTTCATATCTGCAATATATGTTTCCATAAAAGCAGTCACTAACCCTTGAAACCTCTTGTTAAGCCATATACAAAAGACTAATGTGTCCACTTTTCTATATGTTTGACTATATATTTCTATGTATATAGTCACTTAACAATTAGTCCTGTTGCTAGTAACAATATGCGTTTAACTTTTTCTTTCCTTTGTTCTTCTGTCAGATAGTTATTTTTCTTAGTCAATCTATCTTGTTTATGTCTCTTAGCTTTTTCAAAATTAACCTTTCCTCTAACTGAAGATAATGTTCGCCCTAAATATTTTGCTATTTCTTCATCTGATATTAATTTATAATTTTCTTCTAAAAACTTTTCTTCTTCTATGCTCCATTTCATTTTTACACCTATTCATTTATTTTTATTTCTTTATCCTCTGTGACTACCAACTTAATCAATTGACCTTTAGTATCTGCTATTTTATTTACACATTCACTATTATCAATGAATATAGGTGCGACTAATTCGAAATACTCGGATAAAGTGTTTATTATATCTATACCAGCATTTATTTGACCTGCAGTATTTGCATTAGAAAATGGTACTCCATTTATAGTTGCCTCACAGGTTTCTGCAATAGCTCCGTTAACTTGAGTAGAGAATAATTTAAAGCTTACGTTCTTAAAATGCTTATTTATATTTTTTTCTAAAAGTTCTACTCTCTTAGTAATAAACTTTTCATATAGCATTATAAGACCTTCTTGTCTTGCTATTTCTACTCCGATTTGTTTTTCCTCTGCTTTTAGATCTTCTATTCTTTGATTTACTTTCTTGTTATTTTTAACTGCTCCTAATTGACTATATAACCCTTTTAGTTGTGTATTAATTTCTCCTTTTTCAATTAAAAGTCCTGATTTATCTGGATATGTATCATCTTCTTGTAAACTTTCTAAAAGCTTGTTGTTTTCTCTTTTAAGTTTTAATATTTTTTCTTTCGTTGCATCACTAGGCGTATAAGAAATACCTCCTATTTGGCTTTCTAGCTGATTTATTTTTTCTTTCTTGATGTTTATATTATTTTCTATCTCAGAAAGCTTTAAAGTATAATTTTCGATATCTTCTTGAATATCTTCTTGTTCTTTAACTTTTATTTTGCCTTTTTCTATTACTTCTTCTTTTCTTCTAGCTTTATCAAGATTGAAGTTTTTCTCTAATTCTGCTTGTTTTTCTTCTATGTCTGATTCATCAAAAGGTCGTTTACAAGTAGGGCACTCTGTTTTTATACTACTAAAATCAACTTTCTCAGCTTGAATTCCACTAAATTCTTCTCTTAATTTAGCAGCTTCATTTTTTAGCATTTCAAACTTTCTAGTTAATCCATCTATTTTATATTCACATTCATTTTTCTTTTGTTGTTGTGAATATAAATCTTTTTCTTCTTTTCTTCTTTCTTCTTCTAATATTCTTACTTTATTGTCATAATCTTTTCTGTCAGCTTGTCTTTCTTCTTCGATTAAGTTTTCATTTTCACTTATTTTTTTCATTACTTCATTTCTTTTAGCTAATAATTCTTTACTACTATTAGCTATATCGCTTATTTTATTGTCTATATCTTTTAACTTACTTTCTTTAAATGCTATTTCTTTTTCAACTTCTTTTACATCTAAATCAACTACTGTTTCCATTAATTCCTCGATTTTGTAAGGAATTGACTTTTTATTTTCTCTTAGTTTTTTAATGCTACCTTTTTTACTGTCTATTAGCTTTGATACATCTTCTTTTTCTAGATCTTGTTTTACTAAATTTAAATCTTTATCAGTTTTTACAACATCATCTACTGATATATTCCCTCCAGCAACTTCTAAGATGACTTTTCTTTGTTCTTTCCAACCAAGAGAAGGAAAATGGAAAGGGTTAGTTAATAATTTAAATGTTTCTTCGTCTGCTATTTCATTTATTTGCTTGTTATAATCTGATTTTTTAACTGGAATATCATCAATTTCATATTTTGTTGTATTCCCATCAAATACTTTTTCGCTTTCTCCTCTTCTAGAGGTCCATTTTTCTTTATATTCTTTTGATAGTTTTACTTCTAATCCATCTACTTCTAAGATGCCTGTTACATGAGGATTTAAACCTCTTATATATTCGTTATTTTCATCTAAAGGTTTTAACTCAAATTTGCTATCTCCTTTACTGTTTTTATCGAATAATAACCATGTAAAAGCATCAAATATACTTGATTTTCCAGTTGCATTTTGGCCTGATATTGTTGTGATGTCTTTGAAATTTATGTCTAATTTTGATATGCCTTTAAAATTGCTTATTGATAGTTGTTTTAATTTTATCTCTTTCATTTTCTCCCCCTATTTAAAAAACTCTAATGGTGATACATTTAAAGCTTTCGAAAGTCCTTTTAGCACTACTAGAGTAGGATTTGTTATAACCCCATTCTCTAGTTTTGCTATATAGCTTTCTGTAACACCAACTGCGTTTGCTAATTCTGTTCGGCTTTTTTTCATATTTAGCCTTTTACTCCTAACATAACCCCCCTATGTTCATTTGATTACCCCCTTATAAGTTTCTATAAATTCTAAAATTGTAAGTGTCGGATACTTTTCTGCTATTTTTTTTAAGGTTTCTATTTTGCAAATCAATTTAATCATCTCCTTCTGCATTAGCACACCACCATGCTCCAACCACAAAACCTATACAGAAAATTAAACTTATTTCTAAAAATTTAATTATCATTTATACTCCCCATTTAAATTAAAAAGGTATGTCATCATCATCTATAGCTTGAAATCCATTTGGATCTAACCCTGGATTTGTTATATTATTTGTTCCTTGTTGATTATCTTTCGGATAATCTAATGCTTGTACACTTCTACCACTAACCTTAGTAAAAGTTCTATTTTCTCCATCTTGAGTTTGATATCTATCAACTCTAAGATTTCCTTGAATAGCAACTAATCTACCTTTTGTTATATAATTAGCACAAAATTCAGCTGCTTTCCCTATAACTTCTATTGGTATAAAGTCTGTTTCTTTTGTCCCATCTTTTTTCTTATAGTCTCTGTCTATTGCCATCGTAAAAGTAGCAACAGGTGTTCCAGAATTAGGTATGTATCTTAACTCTGGGTCTTTTGTTAATCGTCCTACTAAAACTACATTATTCATCTTTACCTTTCCTTTCACTAACTTTCATTATTAATTTAGCTATATTTGAACCCGTTTTCGTCAATTCTTTATCATGAAAAATTAATTTTTCATGGTTCATTCTTAGTAATTGACTTTTATTAATTAATATTAAATTATCTTTTTCTAAGTTCAATTTGTTTTGATCAGCAAATATAACTACATCATCTTGTGTTAATTTGATATTATGATATTTTTCATATAGAATCCTATGCTTCAACTTCCACACATTAGGTTCTTTTACTTTCATTAGAATATATCCATTACTATCAATTCTTTCACTACCAATTTCTTTTTTATTCCAAGGTTTACAACCTTTTTGAAAAGAAGTTTTATTTGGACCAGTAAGTCCTTTAGTTCCTTTATTCCACGTTTTATGTCCCTTTTGAAACTGGCCATCAAACTCTGTGTTATATCCATATCTTTTAATTGCACTTGTTATTTGACTTAGTTTGAATTTATACTCAAATTTTTCGTTCATTAAGTCTAATATTTCCTTACGATGTTTCCCTGGAGTAATTTCTCCAAGATACTTTTTTTCTTCTTCACTCCATTTATGTGGTTTTTCGCTCATTATTCACCACCTTCTAGCATTTTAGGCATTTCTTTTTCATTGTTTTTACCATATTCTAATTCTATGGATTTTGCTTTTAATACAACATTTGCATTGGCAATAATTTGTTTTGAAACTCCTATAACTGCTTTACTTCTTATAATTTCATCTTCTAATTTTTCTCCTGTTATCTCTTCGTCATTTAAACGTTCTAATTGAGCGAATAAATGATTGTTTAGATCACCCAAAGTATTCCTAGGCACTTTTTAAACCCCCTTAGTTATTCTCATATTCGGTACATTTTTAAACTCGATTATATTTTCTCTACACATTTCTATGATTCTACTAGTTATAGCAGCATCATAATTCATCAATTCATCTAGTGATTTTTCTGTACTTACTATAATCGGTTTTTCTGTCATGTAACGATAATTTATTATTTCATAGATATACTTTCTATCAGCTTCGCTTGTTTGACCTTTGAGTAAATCATCAACGAATAGCACAGTGCAATTCTTATACTGGTCTATTTCTTTGTTGTAATTAATTGGATCCATACAACATTGTTTTAGTTTCATAATTAAGCTAACATATTCAGCATATCTACATCCTACATTTTGATTTACGAGTTGCATCATCATTGCAATTCCTAAATGGGTTTTTCCCGTTCCTGGTTTTCCAGTTAATAAGAAACTACCCTTTTCCTCTTTAAACTTCTTACAGTAGCTCATGGCTCGTAATTTTGCCTGTTTCTGATGCTCTGTATCTGTTTTGAAGTTTAAAAAAGTTTTCTTTTTAAAAGAATCCGTTAGGCCACATCTTTCTAACTTTTCTTTTATGTGTCTTTTCTTGATACATTCACAAGGAACGGCTTGAGTATAGCCTTCTTTATCTTCTTGTAAAGTGTATCCTAAATCTCTACACTTCTCACATTGATATTCTATAGCCATTTTTCTATGCTGCCGCCTCCCATTTCATCTAATTCTTTTTGTAATTCGTCTATTTCATCTAAGTCATCTTGACTTACTGGTTTCATTTTCTCGGGATCTATATAACCTTGATATTTTTGTAAGTCCTCTAATATGTTTGAATTGTTATTGTCTTGATGTTTATTTGAGTTGTAGTTACTGAAGTTGTCTTTTAGTGGAAAAACTCCTTGCCAACAATTTTCAATCGAGTTTTCCAGTATTTTTATTTTGATATCATCTGTTGTTGCTAACTTATCTAGTTTATTTAGTATTCCTTTTAATGCTCTTTCTGTAACAGGCTTTTTAATGCTCTTTCGCATTTTCATAAAATCTATTATTGTTTCCTGTAAGAAAGAGTTAGAAGTATACTCATTTATAAGAACATCTAAATCAGTTCTTTTTTTCTTTTTTTCTTTTTTATTAAGACTGTTATTATTAACACTATTAATATTTAAACTGTTATTATTAAGACTGTTAATATTAGTGTATTCGTTTTCGAGATATTCATTTTCGATATCTTTATTTTCGTGATATTCATTTTCGATATCTCTAAAATTAATACATCGGTCTCTTTCATCCATTATGATTTCATATATATTTTTTGCTTTTAAATTACCTGATTTTATTCTTTCTACTTTTATGTACCCGGATTCTTTTAATGTTTTTAAGTGTTTAGTAAATCTATTGATTGAGATTCCTAATTCTTCACACATTAAATCTCTACTTGGATAACATGTTTTTTTATCTCCAGCGAAGGCTATTAAATATGCATAAATTGCTTTTGCCTCAATTGAAAGATTCTTATCTCTCATAACTATCTTAGGTATTATTCCATACCCATCACGTAAAATACTATTTTTGTTGTATTTTACCTCCATTGAATCTGTCATTTAATCACCTCGTTTAAACTTGCTGGCTTTCCTTCTCTTTTACTAATTCAGAAAGTTTAGAAGGGTCTATTCCTAAAATTTTTGCTGATTCAGAAACTTGAAAAGCTTTTATAATTTTAAGAACCGTGTTGTAATTTTCTTTATTAAGTCCTTGTAAATCTGATGCTATTTTTAGTCTTTCTTCATATCTAGTCATCTAATTACCTCCTTCGTTGTTTTTCGTTTATATATACATTATATTCCATTTTTTTACGTTAGTCAACGAATTTTTAAACATTTTTAATTATTATTTCTCGTTTTGCATCGTTGATATTTTTGTTTTATTAACGACTTTTTGTAATTTTCTCGTTTATTTTTTTCTATTAATATGTTACAATTATTGTATATTAATAAAATAAAAACTTTTAAATATAATTGGAGGCAAGATATGAATGGTGTAAATGAAAAAGATATTGGTAAAAGAATTGAATTTATAAGAAAGAAAGAAAAGCTTTCAAGACGAGAGTTTGGAAAAATAGTAAATAAAAGTGAAGATGCTGTATATAATATTGAGAAAGCTAGAGCTAAAATAAGTGATGATATTATTTATAGCATATGTAATATTTTCCACATTAATAAAAATTGGCTGCTTAATGGAGAGGATGGTATGTATGAAACTAATTCCAAACATATTAGACTTGCAAATATAGTTGGAAATTTAGAAAAAGAAGAAAATCTATTTGAATTAACAGAAATGCTTCTAGATCTAAATGATAGACAAATTGAGGTAATTAAAGATTTAATAGATGTGTTTAAAGAATCAGAAAAAAAATAGGTGCTATGCACCTACTTTTTATTTTCCTCGTTTTTTTTATTTTTCTTTGTTAAATATTGATAAACGAACCCCAGTGTATCAATATCTTTATTTTGTTTTAACAAAATTATTATTTCTTCTTTTAATTTTGTTATATAGTCCATAGCATCTCCCCCAAAACAGCTTAATAATATCGAACTTACGTTCTATGTAGATATATTATAATACTAATTTTCATAAAATTCTATACCTTATTTACATTATACTTCCATTTATTGCCATTTTGTCTATTTGTCCCCCATTGCGGGACACTATTTGTATTCAGAATCAAATAAGTCAGTTATTCTACAACCTAAAGCTATCGCTATTTTTTCTAGCTTTACTAGATCCAGTACTGTATCGTTATTCTCCAGTCTAAAGAGAGTACTTTTACTTAGTTTAGTTTTGTATGCTAACTTTCTAAGACTATGATTTTTCTCGTTTCTTACCTTTGAAATATTGTTGATTATCATAAAATTTATTCTAAAATAACTGCTTTTTCTCGTAAATGTAAAATATTTGGTTAATATTCCACAAAAACACTAGAAAAGAAAAAAAATCCACCTTCCGCAAGATGGATTTTCTTCTAAATAATCATAGGTCATATATAAGATATAGAAATACTTTTAACAATTTAATTATAACATTCCAATACTTATTTGAAAATCGGAACATATTCCTAACTTTTACAAAAAAACAACCGCTCTTGATGAGGGTTAAGAGCGGTTAGGGAGTATTGTTTCATACCATAAATTCTAATGATAAACAATATACTAGAAATATTTTAGGAATAAAAAAATATAATCTTAGATAACTATATTATTAATGATACTACTGTTTTTTCAAAACTTCAATCGGAACATATTCCTAATTAACAATAAAAAATAACTACCTCACAGATGGAAAGGTAGTTATTCTTTAAGAAAGGAGTACTTATATTAGTAATATAGCTAAAACTTTAAGTCTTATACAATATAAGATTAACACCTTTCATTTCCAATTACAATCGGAACATATTCCTATATATTTTTATAAGTGAATTTTACAAAAGTTCCGTTTTCAGTTTTAGCCTTAACTCTGGCAACTTCTGTTGTTTCATCTATTTCTAGACTTTTAATAGCTTGAAGAACCATATTTGTTGTACAATTTTTAGTTTTAAATTCAATAATATCATCTGTATATTTTACAGTTGCATTTGACATACTAAAATCTACCCCACAAATAGTTAATACATATACATTAACTTTTTCTCCTTCAAATGGTTCTAGAAATTTTTTAATTTCCCATTGTTCAAATAATTTTTTAACCTTTTCGAGAAAGAAGTCCCCTTCTATAATTTAGCCGTAGGCAAATTTAGGAGGGGATGAATTTCTCTGATATTGAATCAATATAGAATTTTATATCGCAAAATTACTTTCGTATTGCCAATTATTATTATGATTTATGAATTTCAAGGCATAAATTGAAACTTGTTTATATTTTTTGCCTGGTATAGTTATATACTCATCATTTATATTTTTTACATAAGCAGATGATTTGCCAGAAAAACCTGTAATATAACCAATTTGACCAAAGATTTCTACTTTATCATTAAGGTAAAAACCATTTGCAAAACTTGTATTTTTCTCATTTCTTTTGCTTTCAGTGTTTTTAGTTTTTCTACCTTTTCTAGCTGTCGCTTCATGCAGTGAACGTTTTTTCTTTCTAAACTGCTTTATTTTAAAAACTTCATCACAGTTTTGATTTATACATTCAACTTTACTTATTGCAATAGCATCGTTATAATGAGTTTTCTCAAGTCCAAGTTTTTTTCTTCTTGGTGTTGTTATAGAACCATAAGTTATGTTAGCTTGAGGATATTTTTTAAATACTTTTACCCTCATTGAGTTCATAAACGGTGGTTCTTTATAAGTTTTCATCTTTTTCTTTTTTATCATCCATTCATAAAGTATGCCGCCTGGTTTATGATTCTCAGATGTGTGACAATCAGTACAAATTGTAGCTAAGTTGTCAGCTCTATCGCTTCCACCTTTACTTTTATAAATTACATGATGTGTATGAAGTACTTTATCTTTACTTTTTTTACAAACCTGGCAAGTGTAATTATCTCTTGCAAAGACAAAGTATCTCGTATTATAAAAGCCGAAGGCTTCGCCTTGTTGATAATCAGCACCTTCTATTTCTGGATTTATCATTTTAGCCATATCAAATTTACCTACTTCAATACTTAAATTGCATTTTGGAAGTAAATTATAATATTTATCAATCCAGAAAAATGTATTATCTATTTTAGACTGTATGCTTGGCGGCAGCCAACCAACAGGTCTATTTGAATCTATGTTTGTAGATAGTGTTCTCCAGTTCTTTTTGGAGTCACTACCTTTTTTAAGAGTTTTTAGTTTTGCTCCTTTTGGAGCATTAAAAACTCTTTTATTTCTGAAGTTAAATTTACATCTTCTATATCTAGTTTTTCTAGAACGTCTACCTCTTCTTAGAATTTTTTTAGTTTCTATTAAACTACTTACATCTTGTCTAAGTTCTATTTCACCTTTTGCTAATACTTTATTTTGGGTAGTTACAGCTATACCAATGTTTTTAGAACCTAAATCGACACCTAAATTAGTATTTTGTGTATATCCATAAGAACCGTAAATAAGTTTTATTGTAAATGGTTTATAATTTACTATCTTTGCTTTCTTTTCTTTTATTAATTTTCTAGCACGTTGAGGCTTACAAGGCATCAACGGCTTATTGTTTTTATTAAGTACGTATACTACCATAAAGTATACCTCCTTCGAGTTATTTGAATCACCGACCAAAAGTGGTGGGCGACACGAAATTTTCCCTTCGCCAATGTTAAGCATACTTCTTGCACCAAGTTGACTGTTCTTACCTCACAGAACTGTTTACAGAGCCCGAACAACAAAAGGTGCTAGGGAATCACACCAAGCTGTATTGATACACTTAACGTAGCTTATTCGCTGTGCCAAATCGCACATCCCGACAAGCTAAGGCTAGACAATATTAAGGCAAAAGCCTTACCCCCAAATCTAGAGTCATACTGGGGCTTATATTGAAATACAAGCCCCTTCTATAATCTCCGTAGGTGATTTAGGAGGGGTTATTGACTGTTATTATTTTTCATTTTTACTACCCCTTCTCTAATTAATATCATTCAACTTTAAAACCTGAATAGTCGGTAAAAATAGTCCCTGTCATGTTGATTGTCCCTGTCACTCTTACCCACTATCATCATTATAAAATCAATAGCTAAAACCTCTCTCTGTTTTTATAATAGTCCCTGTCTCTCTTAAAAGTAATTTTTCATTTAGAGTAGAGGCTTTAGCATTTTTTATGTTATTTTTAATCCGCTAGGGTAGTGGAAATTTACCCTAGTAATTCATATAATCGTTGTTGTCTTTCATACTCTTTTAAAGTCTTTTGAGATTTATTTCTAAACTCTAATCTTAGGTTAGATCTTCTACAATTTTCAGGATTATTATCTTTGAATACTATTTTAAAAAATCTTGTATTATACGCTCCAAAGAATCCTTCGTAAACTAATTTATGAACTGGAATATTTTTTCTTTTACCATTTTGGACCAATGTTACAGTTTTATATCTGTGAGTATAAAAAACTTTCAACTCTTTCCAAACAACACTTCCATAATCAATTTTATCTAGTGTTTGATGCTCAAATCTTTTCTTGCTGCTAAATACTCTTCCAAAACTAGTTATGTAATAATCATCAAAGTTTGTAACTGGAACAGCATCTTCATCTATAAATAAATAATCTTTAATTGTATCTTTCATCAAGTTCTTCCAGTTGTTCTCTGTTATATTCACGATAATCCTCCCCTCTTAAAACTCTATCTTCAATATATTTGTCAAATTCCTCTGTGCTTTCAAATTTATATCTAGTTTTCTTTGCAAATTTATATCCTTCTGCATGTGCTTGTCTTTCTGCTTCTGTAATGATAATATCTATTCTTTTCATAATGTCTTTATATAGATCTTCGTTCATTTCCGCATCATGCTTTGCACAATTAGAAAGTAATTTATCTATTTTTAGATAGTTACGAGCAAATACTTTACTTCTAATAAACTCGTAGTTGTGTGAAGTTACTGCATGCGGTTTTGTGTTTCTTTTAATATAATCTTCTACTTTTTTATCTTGTTTTTCTTTATAAACATCACTAATAGGTTTAAAAGGTTCATAATCTCTTAAAAATAATCCCTCTATGACCTTTATAAGCATTTTTAAAAGATTAATAACTAAATATAAGCTAAATCTACAAAGTTTTATTACAAGGGCAAATACAACCTCAAGCCATGAACTATATTCAGTTTTTTCTTTATATCCTTCTAAATGTTCTTCTTTGCTTAAAATATAAGTTGCTTTTGTTTTTTTATCTCTATCTAATATTTCTATACTATCATTTTGCATTCCAACCCCTCCAATCTAAAATTTTAATTGCAAGTGATCTTAAAATTGGATTAGAATACAAAAAATCTTTTATTTCTTCCTCTTTTCTTTTTATTGCCTTTTCTTCATCTGACAATACATCGACAAAAAATATTTTTTCTAAATTCATATTATCGTCGAACATTTTGACTTTATGTCTTCTCATTATTCTTCCCCTTCCTCCTGGAGAAAAACTATGTTATAATTTACTTGCTACGGTTAGTTATAACATAGTTGTAACTTCCAGGGTCGCTCATCTTTGTGTGGGCGACTTTTTTATTTTATTTTTTTATTTCAACATCTAAATAGATGCTAGAATACTTACTTTTACCTCTGCTTTTATAAGCTTGTGATTGACTTATAATTTCAAATTCCTTTTCTAACTTTTTAATAGCACTTTCTAATTCTTCTGGTCTTTCATGGTTGTATGTAATTCTTATTTTTAGCATATTCTCACCTCCTTATTTTGGAATATCTAAATTATTTTCTGTAGCATAATGTAATACTCTACTTTGTGACAAATCGCTTAAAGAATTAAAACCATTTTCAACTGCTGCTAAATATAATTGTTCTTCTAAATTATTATTGTTATTAGATTTAGACTGTCTAAGCTTATCGTCTAATTCATCAGATGTATAATTTTTATAGTGTTCATTAAATGTATCGTGATATTTTGTTAAAGGTTTTTTATTCTCTTTTCCAGTATCTTTTGTAACAGTTTTTCCTTTGCCTTTTTTATTTTTAAATTCTGCTTGATCCTTTTGATAATCATCTAAAGTTACTATATTTTTTTTATCTAGATTTTCAAAAACTTGTTTCATATAAGCATATTTTTTACTAACACTTTCTTCACTTGCTGCTATAAAAACTTGTTCAAATACATCTAAATCAAATTTATTTGCATATTCTAAAAGTAATTTTTTAGTATGTGGCATAAATCTTTTTTCAATTTTAAAAGACTTATATAGTTCTATAAGTTTTGTTTCTTTTTCAACACCAACAACAACTTCATTTTCTTTATTAATATAGTTGTTATTATTATTTTCTTTATTAGCGTATCGAAAATCGGTATCGCAGAAATTGGTATCCCTATTTTCGGTATCCCAGTTTTTAGGATTACGGTGAGATGTAGTGTTTTCAATGCTTTCATCGTTATTAGTTTTTTCGCTTACGTTCGTATTTACGTTATCGTTTACGTTCGTAATATCTACGTTTTGTTTTTCGCTAAAAACTTCGTATAAATAACCATTTGTAAGGTTACCGTTTTTTAGAGGTGTTCTTTTTATATAACCAACCTCTATAAGCTTATTTAAGCCATTAGATACTCTAGTTTTACTTACTCCTAATTGAGTAGCTAAGCCTTGTATACTTATTACATGATTTGGATTAGATATATATTGTAAAATCTTTGCAAATACAAAAAATGCATTTGGGCCTAATAAATTCATATCGTTCATAATTTCATTTGGAATAACTGTAAAACCTTTGGCTAGTTCTGCGCTTGCTATAAATTTGGATTCATTGCTACTTTCGAACTTAGACATATCTATTTCCCTCCTATGTTGAATTTTATCGATTTGTAGCAATTTTTATCTATCTTAAAGAATTGAAAATATAATAAATGCATGATATAATATAAATACAACATTGATATATGTGATACAAGATAGACCTACTTTGCTACAGTTTCTGTACAATTTGATTGTTGGCGCGATCAAAAAAGTAGGTTTTTTTATGTTTATTTTTCTTTATTTTGTTTCTCTAAATATTCTAAAACGATTTCACTTACAAATCCTGATGTACTTTTGTTTGCAGCTTTTGCCATTTTATCTAAATCTTCTTTTTTCTTTTTAGAGATAACTATATTTATTCGGGTATTATTTTTAGAAATTGCCATATATTCACCTACCTAGAATTGTACTTGAATTAAGTGTAACACTTTTAGGTTAAAAAATAAAGGGATAGATTTAATTATTTTTACCTATCCCCTTTGTATTAATCGTCAAATTCATCTTCTATATTGCTGTTAAAATCTGTACCTTTATCTATTTCTTTAGATTCTTCTTGTTTATCTGTTTCTATATTAAAGCCATTTATTTGTAATAAATTTAGAATTTCTCTAGCAACTTCATCAACGTTTTTTATTAGATTGTTTTCTCTTTTCATTTCTACAGTAGCTAAATCTTTTAAAAATCCAGAAGCACTTCGTTTTGAAGTTATATAGTTAAATAATTCAATTTCACTATCAGAAAATCGAATTCTAACCTCTCTGTTTATTTTATTTTCCATTTTGCAACTCCTAACATGTAAAATGCTTTCGCATTAACTTGAACATCGGAAACTGCTATTGTTTGAGGATATTTTTGTTTAAAGTATTTATATCCGAATCTTTCTCCGCCTCCAGCTAAAATTATATTACAAGCTGATGCATCAGGGAAAGCTCCTTTAAATTCGTTTATAACTTCTTCCATAAAGTCATCTAAGTATTCTTCTTTGAATTTATAATCTGTTATATTAAACATTTTCATATCTCCATCAAACACTTTCTTAGTATCTTCTAGAGATATTTTACAGTATTTAGTGCTTATATATCTTCTAACTTTCTTATAAAGATCTAAAAGACCAATATCTAAACTTTCACCATCAATAAATTTCATACTTTCATCAAATATAGCTACATCAGTAGAACCTCCACCAATATCAACTATAAGAGTTCTAACACCTTTTTCACATTGATTGATAACTTTTAGATTCTTAATACCATAACTTTCTGGTCTAACAATAACTTCTTCTATCAGAATGTTTCTTGTTATTTGGTCTTCACCAACTCCAATTTGTATTTTTTTGAAATTGTTATCAGTTATAAATTGTTTCAATTGTTTGTGATACTCATTAAACTGACCAGCTGGAATTCCTATAACCAACTTTACTCTATCATGTTCACAAGTCTTTGCTAAACCATAATATAATAGTTGAAGAAAATTATCTTTTTCAAATTTTAGATGTTCATTTTTAAATAGCCCTTGATTAACTACCCATTTTTCACCATCAATTTCAAAAATTTCGTTTTCTCCTAATTCTTTTACATTAGAATATTTTTCAATTCTACTTTCAATTATTAATTCGCTTGTTGTTCCTGTAATATCCCCGGAAAAAATACTAGTGATGTTTCCGATATCAGCTCCTGCAACACTAAAATTACTCATATATATAACCTCCATGATTTGTATTTAAATAGTACTCTGTGTACCTTATATTATATATTATAAGGTAAAAATGGTAAAAAAGCAACATTAAAATAAAAATATTTGTATTTAAATAGGACTTTAAGTACAAATAATAGTTGATTTTTATAAAAGAAGGTGTTACACTTTTAGTATAAAGATAAGGAGGTAAGAAAAATGAAAAAAACTTGGTGTATAACAAAATGGTGTAAATCCATTACAGATGATGGGAAAGATAAATACATAAATAAAGACATTGATAAATCTAACATGCAATACAAATTTAGAATTTTAGATGATGATGGTATAGTTTATGGATATGGAGTTTCAGAAAAAATAAGCTTTAAACCACTAAACAGATATATGAATTCTTTAGGAGTAACAGAAATCCAGTATAAAAACAATGGTAAATATGAAGTATTATAGTATGTTGATAATTTAAAGGTTTTAAGATTTATTCTTAGAGCCTTTTATTTTACAAAAAGAGGGGATATACATGAATATAGCAATAGAACAAGCAACTTACAACGAACGATTTATGTTAAAAGCAACAAATGAAATATCAAAACAATTTGGGTTCAATATTATTCAAGAACGAGCTTTATATGATACATTATACAAATGTACACGAAATGTAGAAATGTACTTGATTACAAGTGAGGAGGGAGATTTTTACACATATATAGACTTATATTTAAAATCTAAAAGATTAGAAGGAATTCAAAGTAATACTTTACAAAATACAAAATATAAACTAGTAGAATTGAATAATTACATAGGAAAGAAAATTGAAGATATAACAGTAACTGATTTAAAAATGTATATTTTTCATAAACAAAATGATTGCTTACCGAGTACTGTAAACGGACTAATCACATGCATAAAAGAATTTTTTAAATATTTATATGAAGACGAGTATATAAGTACTAATCCAGCTAGGAAATTAAAAAAATGAAGGAAGATAAAAGATTAAAACATTCGCTAAACGAAGTTGTATTTGAACATGTAAGAATGAGTTGTAAAAATTCTAGAGATAGAGCAATAATAGAATTTCTATATGCTACAGGTTTAAGAGTTTCAGAACTAGTGAATCTTAATAGATCTGATATAGACCCGAATGCAAATAGTTTAAAAGTAATTGGAAAGGGAAATAAAGAAAGAGTAGTTATATATTCTGATGTAGCAAAGTTTTATTTACAAAATTATTTAAATGAAAGAAAAGACGATAATGATGCTTTATTTGTATCAGTTAAAAAACCATATAAAAGACTTACAACTAGAGTTGTGCAAAAGATGTTTGAAAGAATAAAAAAAGATATAGGACTATCAGGAGATTTTAGCCCTCACGTTTTACGACATACTTTCGCAACTCGTTTAGCTGCTACTGCAGATATTACAACAGTACAAAAGCTTTTGGGCCACACAAACATAAATACAACACTCATATATGCTGAAATGAGTGACGATAAAATAGCATATGAATATAAAAAATCAAAATTATAAATAATTTTATAAAATAAAAAAAGCTAGAGGAGAGTATCCCCTAGCTTTTAATATTATCGGTCGCTATCGGTTGCTTATCGGTCGCTATCGGTCGCTATCGGTCGCTATCGGTCGCTATCGGTCGCGTCCGATAGAATTATTTTTTAAATACTTCTACATATTTTGGGCTGGCAGTGATATATACTCCTGATTTTAATTTATACATATCTGTTCCAGTTCTTTTTATAGTTTCTACTACAGTATAAGCTCCACCAGCGGTAACTTTACCTACCACACTGCTTGAATTAAAATCAGCTTTGCTATGTATATTTACATCTTTTAATATTCTAATGTATTTAGTTTTAGTAGTAGCAGTAGTAGGTATAACTGTGACTTTTCCTTTTCCATTAGTACAATTAATTATATTTGATGTTTTTATCTTACCAGCTTTTAAATTAGCACAATCTAATTTGAATTGAGTGTATTTTGAAGGATTAAGAACCATATATATTGGGCATAATTTATATGCTCTACCCACCACATCTGTATGTCTTATTATATCTTTTTTACAGTCTAATCCTTTTCTGTCGCATAACCATGCACATAAATGAACCATACTTTTATATGTAGCATCTGTGTAATGATTATCTTGCCCTGTTGTGGCAACTTCTATACCTATAGCATATCTATTAGCTGAGTTTGTGCAATAGCATCTTTCATCAGTTGGAATAAGTTGATAAATAGTTCCGTCTAGATCAATAACAAAATGTGCTGATGCATATACATATTTACCATTAACTTTTGTTCCATTTGCAACTACATTGTTAAAATAGTTAACTGTAGCAGAACCTTTAACATCTGCTTCACCAGTATAGTGAATTGCTACTTTTGTATAATTTAATGGAGTTCCAGGTCTACCATATTTGTTTTTCTTTTGCCATTTTTCAACGATTGTTGGTTTTACTATTGACATTATATCATCTCCTATTTATTTTCAATTAAAGCTTTGAAACTTTGGTGCAATCCTACACTAGAAAGCCCACTTAAAAGCCCTCCTAAGAAAATATTCATATCAAATGATTTAGATATTGCTATGTTTAATACAACACCTAATACAGCCATTATGAAAGGAATATACTTATTAGGAATAAAATCAAAGCTAGTTTTTATAACATATCCTATTCCACAACAACCTAATACAACTCCAATGACTAAATAACTATTAATAACATTTAAATCTATCATAATTAACCTCCTATTCTTCTAAGTGATCTATTCTGTGATGTGCAGACTTTGTTGAATCTTCTACTTTTGCCATTCTTTCTACTAAATTATTATGTTTATCTACTCTAGTTGACAAAATATTTATCTCTTCTTTTAAACTTTTTATTTGTTCTTGCATTACTGCAGTAGTTTTACTATTTGCAAAATAAGAACCAGCTAAAGTCCCTATAAATGCTATAATAGCAACAATTATTTCTGTTTGCATATTAATACCTCTCAATTTTCTTAAGTATGTTTTACTCTATCTCTAAGTTCTCCTTTTTTACCATCGTTAAATTGTCGAACTTCACTTAAATAACCTGTAATTCTTCTGATTCTTTCAAATGAAACAGGAACAAGTTTATATTCTAAATCTACATACCCTTTATCGTCTATTGTTATATTTAAATAATCAATTTCTCGATTTGGATATTTTTTATGAATATGTTTTATGTAAGCTTCGATTTCTCTTTGTTCAGCATGAACTCCTTCTGGAGTTTTTATATTTATTTTCATCTTTTCAAACTCCTTTTTACAAAATAAAAGGGATTACAAATTAGTAACCCCCTTAGAAAAAATGGTAAGTGCCTCTAAATACTATATACACATATAACTTTTAAAATTAAAATTCGATTAAAATATAAATGTTTTTTTATTAAGTCCACATTGGAATCACCCTCTTTCATAGCCAATAAGCAAAAGAAGGACCCACTCTAAAAGTAAGTCCTTTCCGGAAAAGGTTATTAAACCGATTCCTTTGCTCGTTGGGGTTTCAAATGAGAAATTATTTTATCTACAATTATAGTGTAAATTCCCAATAACAAATTTGCAATCGGAACATATTCCTAACAATCATTAGGGATATAAAAACATTGTATTTCTTTTGTATCTGTAGCTGTAAATATTTTACCATGGCCTTTGCCTCTAAGTTCAGTTAATGCATCATAATCTCCACAAACCACTTTGCTTGCTTCTTTAGTATTAACTTTTAATCCTATTTTAGTATTTATATTAGATTTAAGTAAACCTGGCAAAACTTCAGCATACGGTGTTTGAGTTGTTAATATTACATAAATATTAGCTGCTCTACCTTTAGACAATAATTCACCTAATAACTTATAAATAATTTTATTTTCTTTAGGATCAAAGGTAGCTAGTTCCTCAATGATTAAAAATATTGATTTAAATTTTTTATTATTTTTTCTTATTTCAAGATATCTTTTATTCATTTCATTAATTAATCTGTTTAATATTTCTTCTATACCATTAATACCTTCGCCATAGTATACAGCTTTATCCTTATATTTATATAAATCAATATACTTAGTATCTTGAATGTACAATTCAACATCTTTTCTTTTAATAAGATTATTTATAACAACATTTAAACAAACTGATTTACCACTACCCGTTGCACCTGCAATCAATAAATGACACTCATTAGGTGAGTAATATTTCCAGTAGACTATATTTCCATTATCTAAATCTATTCCTATTGGAACACCTTTTTTATCATTAAACAAATAATCGTTATAATTATTGTTAATTACACCATCTGTAATACTAATTAATGCTAAATTGTTTTTATATTCAATTTTTAAATTATTCTTTGGGACTTTAAGAAAAGTACTTATGTCTAATTTATGTTTTATAAAATCATTTATATTTAAACCTATTGGAATAGTGAAATAATATTTATTTACGCATTGGTTAATCAATAAAGGATATTCTTCGCTTCTATTACATAATTTAATTTCATAAAACAACCTATCCCATTGATCTATTTTGAAAATCATATTATATAAAGAATTAGCAGCATTAAAAATGCCATTTACAAATAATTTAACCAATTATTTCACCAACCTTTTCAATCTTTACATTATCATAGATAACTTTCATATCTATTAATTTTTTATTCAAACCTTGATTGTTAATAACGTAAAGCAAAGGCATGACCTCCCAATTTGTATTATTAATTATAACTTCTTTGAAATTGTAATACTTACTAATACAATCATGTGGGCTTAATTGTACTTCTAATAATATTTTTTTTGTTCTGTTATTCTTTTTTACATTTATATAACCATCAGAAATTATATTGCCTAAAGAAAAATTTTTCTTAAATTCTATAATTTCATAATTGTTTTTAATTAATTTTACAAGAAAATCAGTTATATAAAGATCATGTTCCACTAATTTCTTACTTGGCTTTTTGTCTAAATAATAAACATAAACACTTCTAGTATTTTCTACTTTAAACATTTTTCTATTTACATAACCATCATCAGCTAATCTTTTCAATCTTCTCAAAGGTACATTTTGATGCTTATTTTCAAACAATAATTCTTGCACTTGTTTTCTAGTACATATTCTACTTAATGTTAAAAATTCTAAAATCTCCATATCTCTATTTGTCATAATATCACCTCTTACATATATGATATGTATAAGGTATTAAATATGTGATAACCTTTTAAAAAATATATGATTTATCGTGTGATAACTAATGTAAAGTAGGTTTTTTCTAGTTCACACCTTAAAATAAGTATTTCACTAGTTTTGGGGTTGTCCAACTGCAAGGTTTAAATAAAGAAAAAATACAAGATAATATATTTTTATATAATACACCGGACCAATCTAAATTAGTTTTTATTTATTTTTTCAAATAAAAAGAGCAGCTAAATTAATAACTGCTCTATGATCTTACTTATTGTAACCAGCTAGAATCAAAATTTATTATCTTTTTAATAATTAAAAAAATATAAATCAGAGTTGTTAAAATTAGTACAGAGTAACTAATTCCAAACACTTTAAAAGCTAAAGCTACTACTAAACTATAAATAAGCAACATTAAACTATATTTAGAAATATAATGCATTACTTTATAAAACATTTTTACACCTCTATTTTTTATATAAATAAGTTCACAATATTTTATCTATACTTATTTAAATAAGAAAGTCTATCTTTTATATCTTTATGTATAATTTTTTGCTTTTCGACAAACCTTTTTCTGCTAATTTCCATTTGTTCCTTAGATACAAATCTTTCATACTTACTAATTTCTTCATAATTATACTTAAACTCTGCTTCAACTTCACTTCTATCTAATAAGTAGGAAACATCATCCCAAAATAATTTTTCAGCATCTGCAGTAGTAAACTTTTGATTTTTTATTTGTCCTAATTTTTTTTTACCTTCAACATCTAGCATTTGAATAGTCACTGTTTTACTAAATGTATAAGGTATAAGATATTGAACATTTTTTATTTTATATCCTGTTC